TGAAAAGATTGAGAGAAATCCGATCTTTAGACGCTCTTTTGGTAAAAGAAGATGCCGAAACATCCAACACAGAAAGGACATCCAATGCCCCAGCTCGAAGAGCTCCTGAAACAGGCCGTCGCCGAGAAGGCGGCGTCCGCCAGGGTCCTCAACACCACTCTCACCATTGATCCCCGGTACTGGGAGGTTTACACCCGACACTGCGAGGCGTGCCACCGGTGCGCCATCTTGACCCTCCGCCTTGAACGTATGACCCAGCAGCCCGCCGCGGAGGTGCCCTGATGCCGCGCACTTACGAACACACTTGCGCCCTCATGCAGCTCGCCCGATCCGACGAGGAGCGCGCCCACCGGCGCCTCCTCGCTACCCCCTGCGACGATCCCACCTACAACGCTGTGTATCTCGAGTGGTATGAAGCGTGGCGCACGTGCGACCACCTATGCCACCACCCCACCACTATGCAGGTCACCTGCCGCCTCACTGTCTCCTGACCTCCCCACCTGCCTCGCCTTTCTTTTGCCGGGGTCAGCGCCCTCTAACCGAAAGGAAGGGGCCTGCGCCCCTCCCCCGCTCACCGCGGCTTCACCGTCAGTGCGCCGTCCACGACTTCAATGTCGAGCAGCACCACATCCGTTACCGTGGAGTAATGGCCGTCTTTTACTGCCTTCTTGTACTCGGCGTCGTTCTTGTATACCCAATTTCCCACCCGCTTATTTGTTGGGTCGTAGTCTACCGCGAGCACTTTCTTTATAGTCTTCTTCGCTGGCATCGTATCCTCCTGGTTCGATTCAAAGCCCCGTGCCTTAAATCACATTCTTATACCAGGCTCCTCTCACAGTTTTCTGACGACCCAAACTTCAGCCTTAAATTTGGTAAAAGAGAATGACAACAAACACAGGGCTTCACCGCCCAGAAGGGAATCCCCATGCACCTGGTTATCACACTGGCTGATGACCTCTATGATGGCGAGCCCCTTCCGGGGTTCGAACTCCTAGAGATCATCGACAACGCGACGTTCATCGACATCCACGAAGACGTCGCGTATTGCGCTCTCGTGTGCCCAGACCACGAGAGCATCCTCACGTACGTTATGGAACGCACTCCTCGATGTGTTCATTACGTACCGCCCGCGGCCGAAGGTCGCGTCATCGTCGGTATCAGGTTCGCGACTGATGCGAACCCCATGCCCGCAATCTTCAAACTCGCGTAGGAGGTTTCATGTCTCTCGAAAATCGCTTCGCCAATATTGAAAAGGTTATGGCGGACCTGCGGGAACGCCTCAACGAAGCCAATCCAGCCAACGCGGAGTTGCTCCGCACCGCGCTCGCCGACCTCGAAAAGGTCATGAAGCGCGGCGCCGCTACCCTCAACGCTCTCCCGCCCGTTACCCGCCATTAGCCACATCTCTGTGGCGTTTCTTTTGCTTAGGAGAGGTACCGAGTCCAAAGATTGGTGAGGTTAACGCGGCTAGCTACAGTCGTTATAACGTTGTACGTCCCCACGTTACTGTCCAGCTTGATGCAGATGTGCGCCAACCGCTTGTTCATATCCATTGGATCTACTTCGGCTTCATCACCGAAAACTGACTTTCCGTTAGTTTTCACGACGGCCTCAATGCAGGCATGCGCGCGGTTACAGGGGATAACATCCTCGATAACAGCAATTCTCTTCAGAGGTATCATCACGTGCTTGTTGCCGCAGAAGAGGCGCGCTTGTCCGATGTCGGTGTTAAGCGCCCATTCATCCGCAATGAACCCGTAGATGGGAAGGTTGAGACCTTTCAACTCCCCGTCACTTCCGAACACCTCGTCGATTTCCTTGAGGGCTTTTAAGACGTATCCCCATCCGAGCTGGTAGTCTTCTTTTTCTAGGGGTTCGTAGAGATCAGTCCAGTCGATACGATAGTGCCGCATGCTGCTTGGCTCCTTTCTTGGTTGTGGTGGTAGTAAAACCTAACAGCATCTGCACCGTACCTCCTCTTTTTCTCCGTGTCAACTGTCAGACTCAGAACGCAACTCCGTCTTTGGTAAAAGAAGAGTGAAGAAATTCTCCGCAGTACGTGCCCCGGGCACGCGCGTACAGCGAACACTCAACGCCCATTTGAAAGGACATCCAAATGAACGATCTCATCAATCACCCCGACGTAATCAATGACGCTCTGCAACAAGTGGAGGAGCTCGATGCTGCTCGGGCTAATAAGCCCCTCACCGACCGAGAGTTCAAAGCGGTCATTGCGTCGATCAACACGGCGCACGACACGACCTTTGATCCCCCGACGGAGGAGGAGCGCAAAGCTGCCTTCGATCGTCTCCTCCACCTCGAGATGCACGACCAGCTCATTGCGGACCTCGCAAAAGACCTTGCCATCGCTTTGAATGCCGTCCCCCGCGAAAGCGACGGCCCCCTCTCCAACAGGGACTTCCATAGTCCCGCTCGTGCGTTGTGGCGCAAGGCCACATCCGGTATCCGCCAAGAGGCGCGCATCCAGGCCACCATCTGCGCAGCCCGGTTCGAGGCAGCCCGCCACGCCGGCTCGATGACCCACAACAATATGGGAGACATCGACGTTTACGCGGCGTTCTGGCTGCTCATCGACCTCATCGGCCAGGGCGGGTCGATGGGTCTGGGCAACGGCTCGAGCGCCCGCGAAGGCGCCTTCGGGCGGTTGGGCAAAGGCCGGCGCCAGGCGAGTGACGGCGCTTGCTGGTACGCCGCCGCGGAGGCTGCGTACATCCGGCTCACACTGGCTGCCTCGGGCAGTCTCCGCAACGCCGCCACCGGTCTCATCATCACCTATGATGAAACCGCGGGAGTCGTCGCGCAGCTCGACGGCTGGGGAATCACCGTCGATCGCGACGACCCCACCCACGACAAGTACTGGGTGATGTTCACGGACTCGTTCGAGTTGTTCCCACTGTCCGGGTTGGCGCTCCTCCACGCCACCGCCCCGGACTCCTGCCCCATGCATGCCAATGCGTGGGTGAAGTTCGACTTGAGCATTGAGCAGGCCGCTCAGTGGTTTGACGATGTGCAAGCGGCGTGCAGGAAGCACAGCGCCGAGGTCAACGTCAAACCCGAACCCGCTGCAGCTGCTCCCGCCCCCGAACACGAGTACTGGTAGACCCCGCCTTAGACCCACCTTATAGGGAGCAATCCCTTTCTTTTTCCTTATGCCTGTGTTATGGGCTTATTCACCCTCACCTGTGGCCGACTGGAAGGCAAAGTCCTGCAGGTTCATATGCTAGGTTCGAATCCAGCCGGGTGGGGGTTTACGGGGCTGAAAGGTTTAGACGGTACAACTGAAGTTATGCTCGCACGCCCCTGATGACGCTTACAGGGTATAGAAGTGTCAAACATCAAATGCCGAACCGCAGGAGATGCTGAAAGCGGCTTGACCGCTCTCCGTCGTACAGTCCCTTCCCTCTGTAGAGGCTGATACGGCGTAATTAACCAGGGCGCTCTGACCAAAGGCTCTCAGTATGGTCAGCTAAGATACGAGAGAAAACTGATACGCTATCGTGGCAGGTAGCGTACCAAGAGAGATGCCACCAAGCGTGTGGACGAGGGTGTAGAAGAAGATGTATCGGACCCGGTTTCGATTACCGGCAGCTCCAATCAGGTCCACTTTTCCGTTGCAAAGTTGACGCAGAAAAAGACGCTTATGCTAAGGAACACGGATTTTTAGTTGTGAGACGCGCAACCGAGGTATACTGCGTGTTGGACCCAGCAGTACTCGAAGGGCTCTAGTAAGAATAAACGGAGAAAAACATGGAAGAACCCAAAACAGAAACCAACCTTGACGACGCCATCACCTTCCGCTTGAACAACGAGCCCGGCGAACCCGCCATCAAGATGAGTTATGACGGGAAGTTCTTCGTGCAGGGTCGCGAAGTCACTGAGGACAAAGAGCTATACAACGCCTTCGTCGCCTTCTTCCGGGCGTCGGGGCATTACAAGGAGAATCCAATGACCGAAAAGACCCTCAACAACACGAACATGAACGAGCTCAAAGCCAACGTCTCTGACGTTCAACTCCACGGCGACCCCGGTGCCTGGGTGTGCGTGTGCAAGGCTTCGAGCAAAGAGCAAGGCTGGATGAAGAGCACCAAGGCCATGAACATCGAAGGTCTCGGCGTCCTTGTCCAGGTGAGCACCCAGCAGGGTAATGAAGTCGCCGAGGCGCTGACGTTCGTTCCCGGTGGTAAGTTGCACGTAGACGAAAACGGCATTTACCACTTCACACTGCTTTAACCAGTTGGCAGCTGGTCGAGCGGCCTGAGTACGCCGCCTTAAAACTGCTTGACCCAGTAACTCCTTTACTTTGAGCGGTGCGGGAGTCTACTGGGTTTTTTTTACCTTCAAGAGCTATCCTTGCCCCAGGAGGTCCCCATGCTCAAAACAGCAGCACAAATCACAGACGAGATCCTGGCCAAGGTTGGCATGCCCATTCGCTTCGTGGGCCACAATGTTCCTCAGGTTACTCCCGAGGCTCTGGCAAAGGCACAAGAGCTTCTGCGTAAACAGATCGCCGCCATGGACAAAGCGCCCGGCCGCTTCTCAACCGACGCAGCGCATTTGGGTAACCAAGCGCGGGCTACCCTCTCCGACTCTGCTGCTAGCGCTCCTATCCAGCATTAAAAAACCCAGCCCCGTTTTGGTAAAAGAACATGTAGGAAAACCACAGCGCTAACGCGCTAGAGGAGGACCTCATGTTCCAGAAGATTAAGGCGGTTATCCGCCTCTTCTCGAACCCCAGTGGACACTGAGGTTTGAGGAAGTGAGTACAAACTCACTTTTTATTTTGGTATGAGAGTACGCACCAACAACCAAAGGAGGTCCTAATGCTTTATTCGTTTTCCTGTTCTAAGTGTGGCTGCACCAAACTCGAGGAGGTCACTGTCGATGCGACGGTCATAACCGTGTTCGATGAGGTCGATGATGATGGGTGCTACACTCCCATCGAGACTGACTACGAAGACGGTGAATTTTTGTGTTACCGCTGCTACAAGTGCAGCGAAAAGCTCTCCGCAGCCTGCCGCGAAGAGATGATCGAGTATCTCAAGACCCAGAACAACAGCACCGACCCCGTAGAGTTCCTCGTAGCCAGAGACGATCTCACCTGGAACATTGTCCGCGAGATCCCCCCGTTCAAGGTAACCCACGACATAACAGATCAACGCCTAGTCGAGTGGTTTCAGCGTGAGTTTTTCCCTCAGCTAAGCTATAAGAATGCCGTCCTAGTTTCCGTTTACAACCGCAACCCAGAACCGGAGGTATTATGAAACAGTTCAGTTGTCCTTTCTGCGAGAAGTCCACCACCTTTGAAGAAGTCCTCATCCACGGAGAGCTCGTCCGCACCGTGATTGAGCGCAACCCAGGTGGGCTGCTCTACGGTGAAGAGTCCAACACCATGGTGTTCGACCACTACCGCTGCTCCGTGTGCCACTCCAAGCTCCCGGCGTACGACCTGTTCGCCCTGAACATCTGGCTGGACGCGCATGGGGTCGAAGTGGTGCCCCCCACCGATGTTACGCTGTTGCTTCACACTGACCCGCCTATGACCGTGAAACCCGAACCCGAACCAGAAATCGAAGACAAACCCGAGGTAAAACCCTGGCCATGAAACCACTATTCAAAACGACGATTATTATCTGGTCCGAGGCGAACACCGACAACGTCAGCGCGGAGGAGCTAGCTCACGACGCTGACAGCGGCGATTCGTACTGCAGTGTTAAGAACTGCAAATTCGTTGAGAGCCCTGACCAGGACGAGGACTGGGACGACACCGAATTCTTTGGTGACGACGAGGAGGAAGAGGAAGAGGAAGAGGAAGAGGAAGAGGAAGAGGAAGAGGAAGAAGAGGATGAGTGATACGCCTGAGGAACTAGCAAAGAATCTCTTGGGGGGTACGCCCCCTCTCGAGTTTCTCGATTCAATGCTCGACAAAGTCCACGATAACCTGCGCGTACGCAACGAGATCATTGCGTCGATAACGGCAAAAGAAAACAACATGTCCATTTTCGCTACTGACGCTCTCGGCCGCGTTCTCGATAACATCACGCTGGAACTCGGAGACCTCCCGCATGAGGATTACCTCGAGGTTCTCGAAAAGCTCAAGGCTGCCATCGAGACGCGTATCAAAGGTGTCCATGAGGATATCGCCAGAAAGGAAACAACGTGTCCCTAGCCACTAACGCAATTGACCGTATCAAAGACCAAATCACCAGCGAAGCAGATGGTCTCTCTTTAGCGGATTATATCGAGCTCCTCGAAGAGCTCCAGGACGAGATCGAGACGCGCCTCGACGGAGCCAAAGAGGACAAAGAGCGTGCAGACAACGAGACATGGGAGGCCGCGGTAGACGCCGAGGTTGCGCAAGAGCTTGAAGCAAAGCGGGACTTGGATGGAAGTGAGGGCGAATGACAACCGAAGGCACCTACATCTATTCCTGCCCAATGCCTGACCACAATACCCTGCAGGGAGGTCCTATACCATCTACAGGCGTTATTACTATAAGCACGCCCATCATGCTTACTGACCAGGACCAGATTCAGAGCCTCATTGATACTGTTGCATCTCAACAGGAAGAAATCGAGTATCTCAAACTACAAGTTGAAATCTGCAAGCAAGCCATAGCTTTGGCTCGCAGCTACATGACCCCACGGCAGCTAGAGTCGCTGGGGTATATGTCGCAGCTTCTGAGAGCGCCCAAATGAAAAAGGTATTGGTATGTGGCCTGACCTTGGGCTTGTTTATTGGTATGGGTATCGTGCTAGTGCTAGCGGAACATGCTCAAATAACCGTAGTAAAAGAGTCCAAAGCAAAAGAAGCAGAACTCCGCCAACAACTCGATGATGTAAACAAGCAGTTGGACTCTTGCTACGAAGCGGCAGACACCTTCCGCGAGGATTATTTTAAGTGCGAGCGGGATAAAGGATTTGAGTGGAAAGAGCGCATGGAGCTTATGTGCTCTCACTTTAAAGAGGAGGACTGAAATGACTGATGTAATTTTAAGAGCCGAGGTATTGCTTAGAGTCGCTAAGCGCGTTGACGACAACCTTATGCTTTTGCGTAATGACCGTTTTATAAAGTGTCCCTTTAAGAACGAGGACCCTTGTAACTCAGAGTGCGCCTTGTACCGCGAGGAAATACTCGAAAAGATTGTTATCGAGGAGGGAGAAGAGGACCAAGAAGTCGAACAGCTAAAAGCTTTTTGTGGCAGCAACGGCGTGATGTGCGAAATCGTTAACGTCTAATGTCCATCACACACGAAGTCGTAATCTGGTGCGACGTTTGCGGCACTTGGGAGCGTTCGATAGAGACGGCGGCTAAAGCCCGTAAGAAGCTCAAGGCTCTGGGGTGGGCTCGCATACCAGTGACTCGTGGGTATCCAGCGTTTCAGGACCTATGCAGCTATTGCTTTGCTAAACGAAAGGAGCAAAAGAAATGACAACCCACATCATCCACCACAATGACTTGGACGGCTACGCCAGCGCAGGCATAGCCAAAGCGTTCCTTGAAAAGCAGGGTATCCACCCCCACTTCATCGAGATGAACTACGGCATGACTTTGCCGGAAGTGTTCAACCAACAGGACACAGTTTATATGCTGGACTTCTCGCTGCAGCCCTTCGATGCAGCCATGGAAGCTCTAGCCAATAGCGTGGACAAGTTCATTTGGATTGACCATCACGCCAGCAGCATCAGCGCCTATAAGCTGTTGCAGCAAGAGAAGGGACTGTCCTGGGGCTATGACGGCGTCCGCCTCGATGGCTACTGCGGCGCAGAGTTGACGTGGGCGTGGTTCAACCTTCCCGGAAGGTCTCTCAGCGAACTTGAGGGTATATGCCAGGAAGCCCCCGACGCCATCAAGCTCGTCGGCGACTGGGACACCTGGCGTCACGCGAAGATGGTCGATAGCAAAGCGCCCTTCTTCAAGATGTACTTTGATACAATGGTGCCTGAGGGTGTTATCGAGTGGTTTAGGGTGTACGCAGAAGAATCCTGGTTGGAAGGTTCTGGGCACGCCAAGTACATGGAAGAGGTAACAGCACAAGCTATCCATATTGGCACAAGCATCAAGATGTTCGAAGTCTCCGAAAGCGCAGCCCTCATGAAGAGCCGGGCGTTTGAGGCTAAGCTTGTCATCCCCGCAGCACCTGGCGTATCTCGTGACTCAGCTTATGCTGAAGTCGTTTACTCTGTCATCGCCGCCAATATGGGAGCCCGTGGCAGCGACCGCTTTGCCAGTGTGTACCAGCCCGAGAAGCACGAGCTCATGCTCGGCTTCGCGTACGAGAATACTGGCAAGGTCACGGTCAGCCTCTACTCCACCAACCCAGACATCGACTGCGGCGCTATTGCAAAGCTCTGTGGTGAAGCTGGGCCATTTCCAGGTGGTGGTGGGCACAAAGGCGCAGCAGGGTTCCAGACGAGCTGGGAGTTCCTGATGGACAAGTTGCTTAAGCTACCACCGCAATGAAACCGACATTCGTTAATCAGATTCAGCAGCAAGTAACCGACGGGAGCATCACTGACCCCGTCGTCATTGGCTTGCTCGAGGAATACGACAAGCTCTTAAACACGTCGTTATCGACGATCTCCAAAATGGCCAAGGACCTCTTCGCAAAGGCATATATCGACGGAGTGGACGCCGCACAAAAGATTGTGATGGCGGAGCTCACACGACACGTGCCACTCGTTACTGCAATCTTGCATCAGATCGACAGAGACATGGCAAAACTAAAGGAGCCCTACAATGATCCAGATAAAAACGATCGGGAACGAGCTGACGACCACCGGCTATTACTGCGACCGCTGCGGTAAGCCAGCGGCCGAAGGTAATATCCTGCATACCCTGGACCCGCTGCCCGCTCGTGGAGTAGTGAGCGGCAACATCATCGCAAAGTACCCGCGCTCACCCGTGCGACTGCACCTCATGACACGGCACTTCAAGACGCACGAGCTGGTACCCGTCCAGCTCTGTACAGCGTGCGAAGACGCGTTCCATCCATGGTACCAAGAACGCATGTGTGGCGTGGTAACATTCAGTCAGCGTCATCTCTGGGAAAACACCTCCACAGAACGCGAGCGCTATCTAGGGCGCCGCGGTGCGGCGGTGAACATCCGGCACAACGCCCAGGCGGGTCGCTACGAAATCTGGAACGACGTGCGTGATTGGGACGGTGAGTCGGTGCATCTGGCGGAGCCGCGTCCGCAAGTCGAAGAGGTCTGCCTGGCCTGGCAAGCGACGCACGAGCTCTGCATCGTGTTCTGCGAGTCGATGCTCTGGTACCCGGGTGTTTACGAGGTGCCGATTACTGATGCTGCTGCAGAAGGTTGATCAGCTGCTGATTGAGCTTCTGCTTGTCCTGCGACATGTTGTCGAGCACGTCCTCCACCCCTGTCGGATCCATCCCAAACATCCTGCCTAGGAACCCGGCCCGCGGATGGGTCAGGTACTTCTGAACGCGCACGTTGCGCTCGTTCTCGGGTAGCGCCGAGTGCGAGCCGTGACGAATCGCGCGGCCAATCACCTGGTTCAACTTCTCTTCATTCCAATGAGGCTCGAGGACCTGGAGGAGCTTAGTGCCCTTCAGGTCCAAGCCTTCTCCACCGGCGGAGGAGACGAGGAGGGCCTTTATTTTGCCCGCGTTGTACGCCTGCACCGCGGCGTCGCGCTCGGCCTTGGGGATGGACCCGGTGAAGAGCTGGCTCGCCACGCCCCGGCGCTCGAGCTCGCGCTTGTACTCGTCGAGGTTGTTGAGGAAGTTGGAGTAGACGACCGCCTTGAAGTTGGGGTCCTGGGCCTGTTGCTTGGAGAAGTTGTCGAGGGCGAGCTGCAGCTTGGGTGAGAGGCTGGGCTCTCCTTCGGTATCGAACTTGTTGGTCGAGCCAGCGATCTGCCGGGTCTGGCTCTCGAACTTGTTGAAGGCTGGCAGGTCCTTCTGCGTCGGCCGCATGCCCATCCTGAGCTTGATGCGCATGCCCAGTGGCAGCTTGTCCCAGGCGTAGTCATGCAGCATGGTCTGCCGCTTGTTCATGGGTACACGTAGGGTCTCGTCGGTGCGGGTGGGGAAGTCTCCCCCCTGGGGATTGTCGTAGTCGACCCACTTCTGGAGGCGCTGCTGCAGCTCGCGGGTGTTCTTCAAGTGTGGCGCGTTGTTGCCCATGAGCAAGCTGATGAAGCCGTTGTCGGGCTTTTCGACGTACCGGTCGTTGAAGTCGCGGTTGGTCGGTAGGACCCGGGCGCCGGCAGCCATGTTGACCAGTGGGGCGATGTCCGAGGGCCGGTTGTAGACCGGGGTTGCCGTGAGCAGCATGCGCTTCTTGGCGGGGTAGCCCATGATGGACTGGTAGAGCTTCGAGCTCGTCTCCCGCGCCCGATGCGCCTCATCCACGATGAGTAGATCGCTAGGCTTTTGAATACCTTTGACTACATCCCCCTGCTGGCTACGCACGTCGATGCCCGGGTCGCCGAGGACGTGCTTGGCGATCTCCTTCTTGTAGTTCTCCTGGAGAGAGGCCGGCACGAGGGCAGTCGTCTTGCCGCCACCCTCCTGCAGCGCCGCGGCAATCGAGCTCAACGTCTTGCCGGTGCCGAGTCCGTGGGCCACGACGAGGCCAGGCTGGTCGTGCAAGCGGCGGAGAACGCGCTGCTGGTGAGGCAAGAGCGGGGTCTGCAGCTCGGCGGCTGCTTCAGCTAATTTTGCGAGGAGTCTCATGGTCCAATGGTAGCAAAAGCAAAAGAAAGGGAATTGCTATTACAGCAACCCCTTTCGAAAATCATGCCGGCCTCGAGTTAGATATTTTGGTGATGCACTTTTGGCACGACTTACACGTGACCTTTTTGAGGTCGAGGGTCACCTTGTACTTGAGGCCCTTGGCCCGTGAGAACGTCATGCACAGTGGACGCCCTTCCTTCCAGTAGTGCCATACCGCCTGCTCAGTCATCTCGGAAAAATCGTCGGGGTAGTCGAAGGAGCATCCAGGAGCCACTTCGTGATCGCCTTCTCGACTCCTATGCCCAAGATCGCGCCAATAACAAGGATAACTGCCCCAACTGCCCCCGCTTTGGGTGTTGCAGTTAGGAGACTAGAACTAGAAAACGCTACAATCTTCATCTGTTTTCTGCCTTTCGTTTGGTAGCTGTTTGATGATGTGGTGCGTTTTAAGATAGTCGTCCAAACGCACACCGTGTCCAGCGACTTCTGTCCAGAGGGTACCTGACCCGTCGCGTATTACTTTGCGTACCTCCTCTTTACCATTCTCCACACACCAGAACCATGCGGGCTTTTCTTGTGTGATATCTTCGAAGGTCATTTGTGCTCTTTTATCTCGTGTGTGCTGGTTACCTTGATGTCGTATCCGAGGGAGAGCTCCTCGAGCATAATGGGTGCCGTAGATGACACTCTGAACATCTTGCACGTGTCGGGCCTGTATCTCTCCACAAACTTGAATGCACTTTCACGGTTTGAGAAGTCATGGGTGTACACGTTGGAGCAGGCCCAGGCTCCTCGTCCTTCGACGATCAGGTAACGCTCGTGGATTGGGTTCTCTGTCATCCCCTCGTTTTCTTCTAGGGGTTTTATGTACGTGAGCTTTCCACCCACTAGGATAAAGGAGCAGCAGCAACTGGTACAGCGCCGTGGAGGATCCGGGAATCTTCTGATTTTGTCGGACTCCTCAATGGAGAATTTGAAATGACAACCAGGGCACTCGAGACGTTCAGGGACCTTGGGAGGCTCTTTCTTTCGGCACATCGCACACACTGGCTCAGCCCCACCCCTAACAGCCAGGGTGGTTTTGAATACGCCGCCGCAGTTCACGCATCTGGAGCGCTTGGGGGCTTCCTTGGGGACCTCAGCTGGCTTAATACTCATTGTTTTCTCTAGATATTCATAGCACTCAGCACACAGTGGCTTTTTGCTCCCTTTTCGATAATTTGCTTTACCTTGTGTATGGCACACACAATTAACACAGGTGAAGTACTCTGCTGCTCTGGCCTCTGCCTCCACCTTGATTTTTACGCCTTGTTTGGTCATACCCCTCCCTCCGTGTTTTCGATTTCCTCTACCTCGTACTCAAAAACGGTAAGGGCTTCCGTGCTAAACCCAGCTTTGTTCTGCTGGTCTATTAGCTTACGAGCGGCCTCTCTATAGCCCCGTAAAGCGTTAATGACTTGTATGACAGCGGCCCGGTTGCCTGTCATGGCACGACGCTCGATGTCCTGGAGGGGTGTGCGTTCTTCTGTCATTCATCACCTCGTAGCTCGTGCAGCTCTTTCACCTGTCGCTTGCACAGTTGGGTTAGGGCTTCAATATCGCGGTCCTTGCGCCCTATGTCTTCTTTGTACTTGTTTACCCACATCCTCCGGGTGCGGCTAATCGCCCACATAATGCAGGCAAGTGTGCCGTCGTCCTTTGCAGACGCGCGTTTCTTACTTCTGTGGCACGCTTCACACAGGCGAATAACCAGGGTAACGCTGCCCCCAAAGCCTGACTCTTCTATTGTCCATGAGCCATTGGGGTCTTCACATATGGTGCATGGTTTCATTCTTTACTCCTAAGGATTCAGTGAGCAGTCTACGTCGAGGACGATGCGTCGCTGAATGTCCTCGCGCTCATCGGTTACGATGACGAGCTGCCGCACATACTGGCTCGTTTTTTCGTCCCAGACCATCTGGCAGTCCGTTTCAATCACGCCCTCGTAGCGCGCGTCGTTGAACTGCACCACAAACCACGTGTAGACCGTGATCGCCGCCGCCAAGGCGCAGACCCACCCAATTATCGCCACTGGGCGCAGATCCGGCCGCACGTACATGGGCAGAAAGACGGGCTCTTGTCCGCTTTCTCCGTTATCAATCATCCTTTTCTCCTTTCTCTTTGATTAGCCTCTCGAGACGGGCAATCTCCGCACAAATCTCTTTAGCCCTCTTGTCGTTCACCCTCTGCTGCATCCGCAGTGTTTCGATCTCCAGCTGCATGCGGGTGTTCTCGTTATGCACCACGTTTAAACGCTTTTGTTGTGAGATGAGAGCGCGCTCGGGGTGAGTGTCGTCGGGGGCTACCTTGGGCTGTTTCATTACTTCTCCTTCGCCATTACCGATAGCTCGTGAATCCCATTCACACACTTGTTGGCGAGCTCGACGTAAACGGCACACCTAATCCCGCATGCTTCCTGTACCCAGTTGTTTTGCTTCTCTTCGCACTCCTTGAGGCGCTTATCCCAAACGCCCCTGGAGACTTTAGACAGGGTTAAGCAGTCCTGCTTATCCCGCGTCTGTGTCTTCACTAGAGCGTTCAGCTGCGTGTTACTCTTCTGCATCTCCTCGACGCGTGCCTGCAGCGCGACGTTCTCTTCTTTAATGCGCCTGACATCTGTATAGTTGCAAGCCACCCAGATGCCGAGAATGAACACGGTTATCATCTCTATGGCGAGCAACGCGGTCATTACAGAGTTTTTGTTCATACCTTTTCTTTTCCATAGTGCAGCAGCATCGCTCGCATGGCTTGCCACTCGTAATTACGGTAGCCGCTGTCCACGTAGATGCGTGTCTCACGCATGCGATGGCTGTTGGCCGCGATGTAGGCTTCTGCCGCCACCTCAGTGAAGAACGGTTGCACAAACTCCCACTGGTCCACGTATCCAGTTCGGTGGTACTTTGAGGGGACCGTAAAGGTTTCCTGATACATCTCCTCGAGCCGTGTACGCTCCTCTGCGTCTACCTCCTGGCAGTCGTTCTCCCCGTCCAGCCAGATGATCTCGCTGTCGTCAACGATGTCGGGGTCTACGCCGTATAGGCGTTTCTTCTGCTGAACCAAGTAGATTGGCTCAGCGGTGCAGCGGTTGTCCTGGCCCACTATGTCTTTGGCTGACTAGGCTAGGACCTCGCTGTAGTCGGTTATCATAGTGGCTTGTTACCTCGGTACGTAGTCCTCGAGTTTCCAGTACAACTTCACGGCGTCACTCACGTCTAGCTTTCTAAACGCGGCAAAGACCTCCTCGGATGTTGGTTTCTTTTGCTCTCTTTTGTTCCAGTGCAGAATAGCGGCTTCTTTCAGTGTGTAAGGCCCCGTAACATGACAGTCCTCACAGCGAATCATCCGGTTAGGCCCAACCGGACGATTACCAATGATTTGCCCCTCTAGGAATTTGAGGTTGGTGCTGCCACAAAAGGGGCAAGGCAGCAACGTGTCCAAGTCGATGAAGTGTTCACAAGCGAGGTTAAACTCTCCGAATCTCCCCTTACGGAAAGCACACGTCGCCGAACCTATAGGTTGCTTTTCCTTGGCCGGGTCCCACGAAGGATGAAAGAGCTTGGCGTGTCTGCACCGAGTGCAGTACTTCTCAGTAGAGTTCACTGTACCTCCCTATTTACAGAGCTGGTAGGCACCCGCACCAGCAGCAAGACCACCCAACAACCCTCCCAGCAACTTGGCTGAAATGCCAATCCCTATCCCAATACCCAGGGGAATAAGGCAGGTGCCAACCCCCACACCCCAGCCGGAACCAATGATGCCGATTCCGATCCCCATGCCAGTCCCAATAATGCCGATACCGAGAATCCCCAACAGCTGGATTAACAGCTGTCCCGCGAGATAACCGGCGAATGCTGATCCTAATATACCTAGTAGAAACATTTTCTTTACCTTCCTTTACTTGAGTTCTTTGAGCCCATACGTCTCCACCCCCGCGTCTTCCTTGGTGCGGTACTGCATGGACCACACCTGTCCATGCCTACGAACCATTTCCTCACAGGCGCTGTTGAACGTCCCGTGAATCACCTCGAACCTCCCGGCGTAGGGTTGTCCGCACCCAAAGGTGAAGATCCAGTCACGGGTCTCTTCTGCGGTGGGCAGCTCGCCCTTGAGGTCATAAACATTACTTGGCATTCATGTCTCCTATCTCTGTGGTTGTTTTCCCATACTTCCGTATGAGACCATCTGTTGTGGCGATTTCTATACGCAACTTTTCTTCGAGAACTGCGATCTTATGCGCCAGTCTCCTGTGTTCCGCTTTTCGAGCTCGGTTAGCAGACCATTCTATGACTGACCACATAGTGTTCTCCGCTATCTTATTTCGCCGATAGCTGCTGGCACACGAGGAACACATTATGCGGCGCGTATCAGGTATTTCTTCGGAGCAGACGGTGCATATCATTGTTTACCTCGTAACTCTTCTGCGCTGCTTAATAACCTTTCTAGTCTGTCTGCGCGGCGCTTTTGCTTATCACACTCGTAGGTCAGAAGGTTGATTCGGTCTGACTGCCTTCGGTTCTCAGCCTTACGCGAGACCCTAGCAGCCCAAGCCAGCATCTCGTGCGTCGCATTTTCTTGGGTGCTTGTGCGGCCACGCATGTGGGCAAATGCCCGCTGGCACCGCTTGCACATTAAGGGCTGTTCTACCTTTCCTTTGATATCGTACTCCTTGGGTATCCAGTGGTCCCACACGGGCATGAACCCGGCGGCATCTTTGCAGATGCAGCACTTGTGGCAGTCCCTGAGGGGTTTATCATTCATGGCTCCTCCTAAAGAGTCCCAGCTTTAGGTTTGTTACTTTTTCTTTGAGCTCCTTAACCTGGGTCAAAAGCTCTTTAACCTTTGGGGTGTGTTTTGGAAGGCACGCTTTGATGAGGTCCTCTTCGTCATCGTCGCCATCCCCGCTGTCATTCCATTCAATTGCCTTTAACGCAGCAGCCACGTCCCGTAGGTGATTCTTGAACGCCTGACGCAACAGGGGCGTTGTGCAGCCACTGTTCCCTCCGTCTAGGTCAATCTCTTCAGCTACGCGTTCAACCTTCAAGTAGGTGTAGTCGTAGGCACCTCCGCTCATTGGTGAACCCCTATGATCTTGTCGATGCTTTCCACCGAGAGCTGCCTCTCGGCGTCCTCACTCTGTAAGCTGAGCTGGCACTCCTGCAACCATTCTGCCTCCTGGCAGAAGTCTGCATAGAGCTCCGCGTTGCGGATCTCGAGCTCGGCGTTGCCTTCCTTGAGCTCGTCGACGACCTTTTGCAGCGCAGCCACTTCCGCCTCCGCAGTGGAAGCCTCGTGCACCAGCCACCCATAGATGGTCAGGAGTCCTGCTGTGCACAGAGTGGTTAACCCGTAGCTGATAAGGTTCTCTTTACGGGTTCTCACTCCACCACCTCAAACTTGATATTCCCACCCCTCTCAAGCACACACTCAAACACCACCCCAGGAGACTCGTTACCATCCTTGTCGAGTTTGACTACGTTGTAGATTTTGGCTGCGGTGCAGTCCGGGTTACAGCCATGCCCATGGCTCCAACACCACAGAGCAGACTGCGTCGTTACATCCCGGATGGCGTTACGGGTTCCGGTGCGGTCGATGGTTACCTGCTTCATTTCACTTTCATCCTATCTCTTTTGCACGTGCCGCAACTTCTAGTTCTATATCCCGTTTGTGTATAACCTTAGCTCCGTATACGCATTGTTCTTCCCACACGTAATCAGTGTCGCGTATCATATACGTAGTACCCCACCGAGCAGCGTACATAAAGCACCACACCCACATATGCTTTTCTCGTGGCCGGTGTAACGTAAAGTGCGCGCGGTCAGCTACCTGCTTAAAAAGATTCGGAGAACGGACGTTATAAGAATTAGTTAGCGTTAGTATTGCGGGTATTTTATTTGGGTGGGTATCCGTTGATATGAAACACCTACAAGATCTCGGGCTGTCCGGATTGTACATTTCTAAATATATTCCGTTATGCAGAAGGGTATCACCTATAGCAATTACGGATTTTTGTCTTTCGTCGCCTTTTAACGTACGTCTCGGAGAATATGCGCGCTCTCTCATTTCGGATGTATCCGGAGGTAGAGTAGGTTTATACGCCGTCACAGGTACCGTAAGCGCTACTGGCGCTTTTCCTATTGAATCTCCAATGACCGAAAACTCGAATAGAATCTTTGTTTCGTCATACTCGCCCGTCTTTAAGTTCATGGGAACGCCGCGTGTGTTTAGCTCAATAGCCATCTCCAGTTCGCTCTTACCCATAAATTCTGCAAACTCTGCTATCTTTTTCATTTCACAATAGCCCTCTTCTCTGTGATAGGTGCGGCTTCAGGTCCGCGCCAATGCGGCTGAATCCAAATGTGTTTTCGATCGAGATGCCCGACACCACACGCCTGGTTTCTCCAGTGACCACCTACGAGCGTGCGCACTTTCATCTTCCAGGAGCGTCCTTCTTCGTCGGTTCCTTCCGCGGCAGTATCACCCCGTTTGATGGTGTAGTTTCCGCCAAGGACAATAACGGGCCGGGGAGTGAAGTCACGAAGACGGTCTTTCAGCTTTTCTCGCTTACCGCCGGTAGCGTCGAGCATCCGCTTACGGAGTGCGTCGTACTCGGGGTTGGCATCTCGGAGTACTGCATCGACTTCGGAGTTGGTGATGTACAAAACGGTGTTCATCAGAAACTCGAACACCTCTTTGGCGGACTTCAAAACCTCAGGAGGAGTCTGACGCGTATCTACGTGATCAAACGTCCCCGTATACGTTCCACCACTAATCAGCGGAACCGTATACTCAAAATGCGCTTTTCCTTTCATTACGTCGATTGAGAAATCCACGCACTCATCTACGCTCTTGTCGTCGAAGAGGGGCATGTAGTAATGGAAGATTTGGGCCGCGCCTATAGTGGAAGTTCTGCTGTCATCGCACACCACCACCATGCGCCACATGCGCATATCTTGGGGATTAGGATCTTCGATGATGTATGCGCCGTTAACGCTAAGGCCCCCTAAAGTTACGGGGTCTGCGTCGCTTAGCCCAATGTTAACGATGTTCATAGTGAACATCCCAGGAGGAAACGAGACGTAGACACCCGGGTGGGGCAGCTTGAGTTGGTCAGCTTTGAATTTCTTGAGATGCGTAATACGGAGACCCTCTGCTAGCTTGGGGCTCACAACGTACGTTTTCTTGCCCTCGTTTTCCCATTCGAGATGCGCGAACAGCGCGATAAACTGGAGCATTACGTTATTGGCGATGTACATACGGACAGCCTTATCCGTGTTTCCGTCTTCGTCTACGAATCCCCCCAGCATGCAAAACGTGCGTACGTAAGCTTCACGTAACGCCTTGAACTCATTGGTGCTGCACAGCATGTTGAAAGAGTGGGCATACGCGAACGCGTACATCAGGTGCTTCAGAGGGGTTCTTGCAGTAGCAGCCAACTGCTCTAAATTCTTTTTGCCTACGTAATTGGGTACAACGTGCTCCAAGTAACGCGCTAGGAGCTCGTAGAATGTAATCGACGGGTCAGACCTTTTCTGTGAGTCCCAGTACGCGTCGTACTTGGATAACCCCCGCATGAACTCGTTCAGTTGTTCTGGGTGTATGTTCTTAGGTATCACGTACTCTCCTCCACGAGCAGCTTCCACAGCTCGTTGATCTCCTCACGGTTACGGGCCTCATATTCCTCTTCTCTCCGCAAACGTTCCCGTGCCTCATCGAGCTCACGCTTGGCCTTTTCAAAATACCGCTCGCACTCTTCGACTCCCTTCTTGTAAACGAATAGGTCGTGGACTACCTCCTTACGGAAGTCCCGTTTAGCGTCGTAGTCCTCCAGGATGCTGGCTTTACTCCTCTGCATAAACCTTCTCTCCTCGATATACTGACCGTGTGATTTCCCGGTACGCGTGGGGCTCCATAAAGAAGGAGTACTCAAGGGCGGTTAAGAACCCTTTTTCATCTGCTAGCACGCGGTCGTTTTCATACGCCGATTTCATTAACACCTCACGACTTGTTAACATAGTCCGGAACTTTTCCGCACACCTTATACCAACGAAGCATGTCATATGATGTTGCTAACGTTGGTTCTACGTGGTGTTGTTTGAGGATCACTTCGTACAGCACGCAGCCGCACGCGAACGCATTGGGTGGATACTGGTCAGTCGCCGCGGCTGCCACTGTACGGAAACCTGCTTCGCGCACCTCGCCCCCGAAGGCGCTCGATGAGAAGAAGCCTTCCTGCAAGTCGTTGACGAACTCCGAGACCCGCTCGTATTGCGTCAACCTTCGTTTATTGGGCATGTGGGGATCCTAGTAAGGCGGACAGGTCAGTCGTCTACGCTCTCAACCTCGACCTTAACGGCCGACTGGAGCTCGTGCTCGCTGAGGTCTTCGAAGACACTCGCCAGCACGTCGGTGAGGATGCTGGGGTCGTCGATATAGACCTGGCGGTCGACGTCAGCGATCTTCGATGGAACTTCGGTCTCGTAGTCTTCCGGGGTCACATCGTACGTAACGTTGATCTTCAATCTCAGCTTCATAACTTTGCCTCCGCCAGCACTCGGTGGTGCTCTGTGATGGTCATGTGTGGGTAATTCTCTGTTAATAACAGATGCCCCACCTCATGTAACACAAGCGCCCGGGAACGTCCAAGGTCTTTAGGGCACCACTCGATAGCTATCTTCATACCTGACTGGTATCCCCCGATTTTTGTGTTAGGCCGATGTTGATCCTGTAACGCAGAGAACGGATTAAGCTCGACGTAGTAGTAGATATCTCCCACGTGATGGTTGATAGCGATCTGTGGATGCGCATCGAGGGCGGCATCTGCCAATAACGCAAAACTTCCGACGTACATCGCAAACTCCCGCATGTCTCTGGTTCCCCGGTCGTAGGCGTAATGGCACAAGACTTCGTGCCTCTTGCCGCGGTACAGCACCCGCCGTTCACGTCGCCATGCCTCCCAGATGAGCATCGCTGGGATGGCCGCGAACACTGCCACCATCGCCGCAGTCACACCCCTGGCAGCAGCTGCTCCGCAGAACGAATACAGCCAGCTGCCTCCGATGATGACTAGAACGATAGCCAAACTGGGGAGAAAGAACCTGAGGATTGCGCGAGTACGTGCGGTCATTGAACCTCCTACTTGATCAACATGTTGTCCGTCAGATCCGACTGTGGGGGCATCTTTCGCCCCTCACCGAAGTTTACAGTGACTCGAGCGCCACATTGCTTGCACTCAAACGTGTCACCGCTCCAGGAGATTCCGCACAGGTTATGGACTTCTTGGCCGGTCTTGTGACAGACCATGAACACGCCGCAGCGAGCGCACACAGGAACTTCGAGCTTGTTGATTGTCATGGGAATAGGTCCTCTATCCAGCCGGGTAGTCTCTCTCCCGGGCATCCTCGGTATACATTTTTTAACGACACCTTTAGACTCTGCATCGTATGCGTCATCTGAACATGCACTCCGTACCAATCGAAAAGCCAGCTGCAGATAACCTCCCCAATCTGATAGATGTTATTTGCGTTATGCATTTGGTCGCGGGAAACCAAACCAAAGCCGAGGAGCTCACAATTTCCTAAGTAGTTCGTGAGTTCTCCACGCATAGCCTTTAGCCTAGTTTCTTCGATAACGTTAGAAATGCGCACGTCGGATCCTATCTTCCACGCCGAGAAACATTAGGTCCTCCAAGACACATGGATCAAACGTCAGATCGAAGCGTTTCTCCTTAAAGAGGGGTAGGCAGTGTGTAACGAAGTATTCGCGGACGGTGTGGTTGGTATAGTCCGAGCTGATCGCAACGCCAATCGCTGATACGGTGTCCCAGTTGATGCGGCTGAGTCCGTACCAGATTTTGGCGTCAGGAATATGCCGCTGCTTATTCCCTTTTCGGGTGTAGAACTCCTCGACATTATCCCCGCGTCCCCGTCCTTTTGATAAGTAGACTTCTACGCCGTTATTCATAATCTGTCGAAACGACGTTACGTCCTTATTAGGTGCGAGCCACCGGTAACTCTGTACGCCTTTGACGTGGTTTACCCAGTTGCCACAATGGCACTTGCGATTTAGGCCCTCTTTGAGCTCTTCGAACTCAAGGTAATCTGAGTGCTCGTCCACGTTGATGAGCATGGTGGGTTGGTTCTGATTGACATGTTCAACCAGGTCTTCGTGACTTTCCACTAACACCGGCCGGCTGTAATGATTTCGGACTTTGTAGAAAAACTTGACGAGATCTGCCGGCGGTTTGGTGTTGAAGAAGTCGAGGTCAACGGATAGGTACGTCGACATTTACTACCTTTCTCTCTAGTTGGATACTGTCGAAGATGCACAGGATGGCGGCATCTCCTAGGACACCGCGGTCATTTGCGTAGTTCCAGGCGGTTTGGAATCCGATCATCGTGACGTTAGGTAAGTAGGACAGGGGCATGCAGAACCACGATGTCCTCGTACAGGACGCGGTGACTCTCGGGTAGGCAGCGCCACATATCCTGTGCCAGGCGCTGGTATTCGAGGAGTGCATCCTTAGCGAGGCGCGTGTTGAACAGGTTGCGCAGCGACCGCGCGTTGATAGTGACGTGAAGCTGCGTCAGCATCGAATCGGGGATGGCGTATTTTGCTACGTCGTTGGGAATTTTCTCCTGTACCAACTCGCAAAGAGATTCCATCTGGCACTTGGACGCCATGTCTACCATCGCGTTTCCGGTGTGGTAATACAGCGCCTCAACGTCTACTTTCTTAGAAAGCAGTTTCTTGAGAGTGAAGCGAGAGCTGCGAACGCTCAGCGTCGCGATGCGGGTGCGGGCGAACTCCTGCAGGCAGGCCCGGGAGAGCTCGACCTCGAAGGTGTAGACGACGTGCTCGAGGACGCTGGTGTGGCCGCTCGAGATGCAGTGGCGCAGTAGCTTGGCGTCGTTTGGTCCGAGTATGTCCTTTACCGAGTCGTACTTATCCGCGGAGTCCTTACAGATGCGTGCAGCCTCCACGGCCGAAGTGATATCCGTGTGTCTTAGAAGCTTTGCTGACATTTCGTTGTTCCTCTATGAGTAGGTTGGCGGTCTCTTCAAGCACATCGAGTGCGTTCGACCCGTTGTCTGCGTCGTACGCGTACCAGTATGCCATGTTTATTCCGTTACGCGTGTCGAATTTTAGGCTAGCCATCACGCATAACCTTGAGTTCTTAATTCACGGGATCTTACTAAGACATCTTGTAGCAGCGCTTCTTTAATATGAAATCGAGCGTTAACGTTTTCAGGAGTAACCGCTGCGTCACAACAGAGTTCTCCGGCGTAAAACCAGGCTACCCTAGAACCAGCCTGATCTACGTTCCTTGAGAACGTACCAGACTTAGACGCATATTTGATTTTTGGTTTCTTCGTCATTGTTTTGATACCTCCGCAACCGACGCGTCAAGCACGCGGTATGCCCGCGGGTAGTAGAAGAACATCTTACTGTCTGCATCGCGCTTACACGTGTGCTGCCATGCTGTTAGGAAACCGTGGTAGTAATACTGCCAGTCGTCATCGTCTTCAGTGCGTTTCTTCTCCTTCTTCACCTTCATCCCAACCCCTTCCTAAGGAGCCTATCGATCTTTTTCTTGTACGAATACTCCGCTGATTTTGTGACCTGCTCTAGGCCCCGGTGGTGTACCAGGAAATTAGGACCGCCGAACTGGTCAACGATGATCCGCATGCAGTTGGCGTAATTGCACGCCTCCATAAAGCCTTCTTCGACTGCGTGTCGGACGTCATACCCCTTCATTTTCTAACCTCACAGCTGTGCGGATAGATTCTTCCACAAGGTTTCTGTTCATCACGTGGGTGTAAATAGGACCGAACACGCCGTTAGCCTGCTCGGTGCTCATGTAGCACGCGTAGTCGTACGCCGTTAAATAGCCACAGCGTATGCGGTCGTCCCTTTGGTAGGCTGGCTTCTTTTGCTTCTTCATCGGGAATCGTAAAGTAACTGGGCCATCCTTTCTTCATGGCTCATGTTGAGGCACGAGTTGTAGATCACCTCTCGAGAGTAGTCGTTACTCCTGGGTGTGTAGTTTAACGCCGCCGCGAATCCACGTATCATGACAATGGTTACGATGCGGTCATTGTCCAATAGCGCGGACATCTCCTCAGTCTGCGTCCTCATCCTCGTCTTCGACATCGGTGTCGGCATTGAGCTCCTCTTCTGATACTTCTTCACCGGCGGCACGCCGTGCTCTCGCCGCGGAGAGACGCTCTGCAGCCGCTTGGCGCTGCTCTGGAGTGAAGACACGGGCTGCGTCCGTCTTGAGCACGAGGCCCGCACGCTTGGGAGAGTACTTGACCCACTCGAGGTTGGGGGTGCTCTTCTTGTACGGCTGCCATGAGTAGAGCGAGCAGGCAGAGTTTCCGCAGTCCCGGTCACGGTCAAAGTAATGCCCCATGCAGTCGTGACACTTGGCAAGAACTGCAGCCTTCATGGATGGTTTGGCTTCTTTGGTCATCGGTTCTCCTTTGTTCCCATCAGGATTAACAGCTCTCCAATTTGGTCTAGGCTGATCATTCGCATGGATTCGTCGATAACAGTTTTTACTGCGCGGTTCGCATCGAGTACTACCGTGCTAAACCCGAGCATTTCGTGAGCTTTTTCTTGCGGTATTACTACCTTGGGTAGGGGCCTCATCGTAGGTACAGATTCCCGTAGTCAGTGCACATATGCCAAAGAGTATTCTCGATGGCGTGTGTGTCCTGATGCTCAACTGCGAAGTGCTTGCGCCTCCAATATTGGAGAATCCGCGCATGGCCCATCGCTTGCGTCATCCCCCAGAGTCCGTAGGTCTTGCTTACGATACGGGGCTTCTTAGACTGGTAGTCCACTACTTTCTCTTTTGTAGGAATGACTCACTCTCCTCTAACGCGCTCAGTTCTATCATGTGGCGTTGATGACCGTTATAGTACAGGTTATCAGCGAGTACGGTAGCATGAATAAACGACGTTGTTAACCCGTACTTATGGATCAAGTAGTTTACTGTTATGCTGTTAGCTCGAATCTTTTGGTAATCCTTCGGGAGAGCGTCCGTACCACTCATCCTCATCTCCTTTCTCTTCGAACATCCGCATACTGATGGTTATGACGCGAACAGCACGCGCTCCTCGCCACCCAATATCCGTCATCTTTGCGAGAGTGGTGGCGTGTTGGTTAGCGGTGTTGAACCCGCGGAAGGCGTCCGCGATGGCGCTAGATGAGAACATGCGGATCCCACGCACACGGCAACGAAAGCCCTAGTGGCGCGCGGACAACGTAGTCTTCGATGTCGAAGCGCACCGAAGCAAAGAACATTTCTTGACTGTCGTGCAGTTTGAAAGTGATCTCGTGCGTGCTGCGTTCCGCGTGAATCTTCCAACCAGAGCGCCACTCCCCCAATTCTTTCTGCTTCTTGCTGTACCTGCGAATAGAGCACCCGCCGCCGCCATTAAAGATGTGTGCGAACTTAGACGAGTGCACCCGTAGCTCATCGCGCTCGGGCAATACAATCAAGATGTGGTTGTCGATGATGCCGTTTAGAAACGTGATAGTTGGATTTTTCACCAGATTCGTCCTATCTGTTGGCTCGTAATGCTGAGAGAGTCTTCCACTAGAATCTGCGCCTTTATAGGCACTCGTGATTCTTCGCAGTGATTCCAAACTTCGCTGTACCCGCAAAAACATGCTCGGTCTTCGTACGTGAGAACGTTATCTCCAAAGGTTTCTTCGTCTTTAATAACCGGAGTCACCGTATCCCAGAAGATAGTGTCGTTGACAAACTTCCACTTCTTTAGGTGCTGCTGGTACGCTGTATCAAACCCGTACTTGCGTAATGTGATTTTGTAGTCCGCTAGCATGCTGTTACCAGAAATAGTTACTACGGGTACGTGTCGCCATGTACGAGGCGTCGAGAAGGTTGTACGCCCGCTCGTTGTTACTATTCAGCGCGTGGGCCATGGCCGTACTAAAGCCGTAGTACGCAATCATCGCGTTGTGTTCAGGCACGTTGGTATTTCCTCCATGGGGTAGAAATGAAGTTCGCAGAGATGCGTGTCAGAGGGTACCGCATCTCCATCTGGTATGTTTCGAGGTCGTTAAGGCTTAAGGTAAGCTCGTAAATCTGAGCATCTCGACTGAGCATCGAACGTGTCTCATAACTAGAGCACTCCGCCGCGGTTTCAAATCCCGCTCGCAGGTAGAACACGGGGTTATTTTTGTACAGCTTTCTTCTTTCGCTTCGGCGTTTTCTCTTGAGTTTTTTCTGTTTTGCTTTCATTAAGAACCTCGTCCAATCTTCTTATCATAGCTGCGTACCCCTGCATACGGTCCATAACGCTCGACTCGTCTACTTTTACGAGATGTGTTTCGTCTAGAGCAAATGGCACGTGGCCTGTCTCTAGGAGGAATTTTGCGTTTCGGACAAGCTGGATAGAGACCAGACTGGGATAGCTGTTACCTCGAGCAGTACGATCCATTATCTTCACAACTTGGTATACGCCACCTCCACTTCCGTTGTTTTCGTTATACGTACTGAACACCAAGTCACCGATACGCAGTTTCTTAACCGTGCTGACAGTAGTCTTTCCAGTTTTTCTGACAGTACTGAACCGTGTCATAGATTCGGTTGGGGTAAAGGGCATGCTACCTCCTACTTGAAGTACCAGACGCTGTTATGCACCACGGCTACAGCCGCGACGCGTTCGGAGTGCAGATACATCTGGAGTTTGGCGAAGTCGTAGGCGGTGCTGAACCCCGCCTTCTCAACGCTCGATTTGGGGATTGGTGGTTTTGGTCTTACTGGTTTCATTCGTCTTCCATCCAAACTGGATGACGTGCGTAGTGCTCTGCCTCCTCACAGATGTCCAAGATCCACAGACGCAAGGTATGACGGGCACATGGGCTTATGCGGGTGTAGTCACGTTTGAGCTCGTTGGCATACCGGAAGGCGACGCTGACACCCGCGCGCTGTAACTCACTTAGGTCTGGGTCAAAGAAGGCTTTGTTGTTCCAGTCTTTGCGTGTGCGGCTACTCCGGCGGCGGTTAGGGCTGAAGCCTCTTCCCACTATGTACTGCATGTTTCCTCTTTATCGAGCATGTACTCCGGGACGTTCTTGGAGCAGTGTTGCCACGCTAAGATAAGGTCCTGTACATAGAACTTTTGAGCTTCAACAGTCATCCGTTGCCTACGCTCACAGATAATGATTCCTACATGGTCTATTTTGCCAGACTGAAACGCGCGGTAATACGCCGTATCCCATCCGTACCTAACATCCACTGGAGCATCCGGCACATAACCAGCTGCAAAGGTAACTGAGCGGTATTCAATTGCGGCTAGGTTTAGAAAATGCCTCCTCCTCTTTAGTGACGCCGTCTTCTTTTCACGTTTAGTACGCCAGTCGTGACGTGAGTTGTGCGCCATGCTTTTTCTCCCACCCATAGCGGCCTAGCTTTCCATCTCCGGTGTACTCTCTAACTTGTGTGACGCTATTTGTGATGATGGTAATATGGATATGACTCCACGCGTTGCAGTAAACAGTTCCGAAGCCAGCCCGATAGTTTTGCATGTACTGTTTGTCCATGTCTCGCGCAAGTTGTCTACGAGATACTGTCTCCCAATGATCTTCCCTGACGCATCGGAAATCAGCATGTGCTGCCGCTTCATGGTATCCAGGGACTTGTGTATCTCCCATTCGACTCCTAGTCCGTCGCGGTTATCGTACGCGGTTGAGTAACCAAAGTAGTCAGCGAGGCTCTGATAGCTCAGAGGCATATACCACTCCGTAGTCTTTCCAGTTTTTCTGACACCACTGAACCGTGTCATAGATAACGTTGAACGGCCGCTCTACGGGTGGCTGCATCATCGAAGAGTGCTCGTACGCAACAGATAGTCCGAAGTGATTAACCAAATCCGAAAATATGCTCATACGCGCGTCCTCCCACTTTACAGGTATTAGTGTCGCAGCCATTCCATTTCCAGATCGCGCTGTGTGACGTGCAGCATAATCATCTGACGGTCGTCGTCGTAGATTGTGCCGTTGCGGAGCTCGAACAAGTGCTGCACGACTTCACGTAGACCGGCGACATCGAACTTTCTGAAACCGTAGGTAAACCAGAAATAATTATCTGTATCGAGCGATGTAAAAATCTGTGGTTTCTCTTGTACCTCTCCATCTCTGTTATCTGGCACTTGGCTAGCTCCATGAGTCCGTGGAATTCAGCGGTTGCGAATCCCATCACAACTAAAAGATCCGCTGGTTGGGTGGTGTCAGACATACGCTGTCTCCGTATTCAAGAGCACCCAAGTGCTCTCGCGGATGATATCCCTCCCGGTGTTGGTGAGCCCTAGGCATTTCTTACAGTGGTACACATAGTGTTCGTCCTCGATGGTTTTCGCGTATTCCCAGGAAGTCTTAAACCCTTTCGTAGTTACGTGCGTGTGATGCACGTTTACCATGAGGCCAGAGCATGTGCGGTTGTTCATGGCCACGGAGGATTCCGTAACTGTTTAGCTTTTTCGATAGACATAAAGATAGTGGTATATCCCGCAGCATAAAGGACTGTTTTTGAGTGGCTCAGCGCTTCCCAGTATCCCGCGGCAAAGGCGACTCTATCCCGGTCTAGGTCACTTGTAATGTGCAGGGGGTTCCAAGTACGTACACTCGGTTTTTTGAACGACATGCTTCACCGTGTTGGGTAGAAAAATTCCTTCTTCTCGATTGTGAGTGATTCGTGCAACTTCCACATTACTTTGGCGTCGTACTCATCTTCTATAATCTCGTACGTGTAATCTAGGACGGTCCAGTAACCTCGCTGAATAGCGATACTATCACGCTCGGTGTCATCCCGGACAGTCGTTTTGGCCGCAACAGCGCGCCGCTGCCCACTCATGTCCCAGATCCACGTGACATCCTTTGTTATGCGCTGCTGGTCTGGCTTAGGTCTAGGCATGTCTGCGCCTCGATGCTCTCCCAGATAACGTTATGTATCCGCCCAAACAGATTTCCTTTCATCTTGGACATGGAGTACCAGTACGCCTCGGCAAACCCGTCGAGGCAATCTAGGAGGGTTGGGCTGTTACCGTCCATGGATCACCAGTCTAGTGACGGTATCATAGAGCTCGGAAGCATCAGGACCCTGGAGGACGTTAAAGGTCTTTACCAGCGTCTTCAGCTCGTGACTGTACTCGAGACTTTCTACGTGGTGCAAGGCCGCTGCGAATCCGTAGCGTTCGGCATTGTCCTGAAACTGGTTTTTGTCGAACTTACCAACGTAGACGTTACTATACGGCGGTAGGATCACCTGGTAGTTCCTTTCCTGCGAAATACGACAACGTCTTTTTCACTTCCGCGAACTGATGCTGCTGTTGTGGCGACCCCCACTGCTCATTCAGCTCCAGGTAGCCGACGATGTTATAAACCGTTAGCATCCCCCAGGCTTCAATAAATGCACTGTGGCGTATGGTCAGATGTGCTCTCGTCATGCCTCCTCCAGTGTTCCTCCGTCATGGACCTTCCTAGGGCCTCGAGTTGTTCACTCTCCCGGTAGTACTCCTTACCGTTTCTGAGGGTGTATACGTCCATGTGTTTCCGAGCCGTGTAGAATCCGAGCTGCTTATATTGCGTGGGATCGAAGCGTAAGACCATCTATGGCCCTCCGTATCAGCGTTAAGTGCAGCATGGACTGTGCCCAGCCTTCATCGATCATGATATGTGAATACGCAGTACCAAAGCCAGCGTCTTCAGCTTGTTCTTGGTAGACCAGTGCCATCGCTTGCTCCTAGTAATTTGAAGAAGTTGACGCTGCGGGAGACCTCAATCAAATGCGAGCGGTTGATACCGCGAGGAGCGGCGCACGTAATGTACTCCCGTATGGCGTAGAAGCCCCACTTCTCATGCTCGGGCCAGTTTACCGGCGTGTCATACCCATCGTTTCGTTCTGTATAGCCGTTACCACGCTGCACCGTAACATGCGCATGCCGTCCCATGGTTTACGCCTCTTTTTGAGTTTTTGGTAAATGTTCGTGGTGTAAACAAAGGCTGACCAGTAGCCGTACGTTTCGTAAGCGAGGCTCTCCTCGTCGAACAGCACGGTGCTGATGAGCTTGTTTCGTTCTTGGGTTTCGGGGTCTGGTTTTACTACCAACCTACGCCTCTTATAAGGGTTTCGAGTGTCATGTGAAGTGCATTGATTTGGTTCGCTACCTGCTCGTGTTGCCAGCAACGCGGTATGTACTTTTTGATGCATCCCGTTGCAACGGCGAGGTCGTTCGAGAATTCGCGAGCGGTGCGTAACCCGCATACTTCGTACAGGTCACGCATGGGCTTATAGAGCATGACCTTTTCCCCATTCCCTCCATAGATTGTTTAGGGTGTCTATGATTGCGTCCACTTGGTAACGCACCGACTCGCTTTTTCCGTGCCATACGTCTGGTAGTTCGTCGTCTGCTACGTACTCCTTGTCTTGTGTGTATCGGCGGGCTGTTAGGACTCCTACCGTCGCGTATTGAACACGTCGTTCTTCAGAGATGTGCAGGGGTGGTTTCATTTGGGCTCGATAGCAGTAGCGCTACAATAGTTCGTTGAATTTCTTCCCATTCTCTCCTGGACACGGTCCACCGGTTATCTTCCATTAAATAATGGAGTATCGTTTCTAACCCAGCGTCTTGATAACGCTTAAAGAAGGGCGGTAGTGATTTCATAGATTGTTTCCAAATCAGACAGGGTGTAGCGAAGTTCATTCCACGCGCCTGTGTACTTTTCGCTGTGCTCCAGGAGCAGTAGGTGACTGATCGCTATGAGAGTTCCGTGTAGGTGGTGGCGCGCGAAGTAGGCGTGGTTTAATAAACCCTCAGATTTATCACCACTTGTTAACGGCATCGCGTACCTGATTTTGAAGGTCACGCATCTGCCATCCCCGGCCCATCTTGGAACTGAAGATGCCGAGGTCCGCGGCGATCTTCTTCATGAGGGCAAGCCCGTGCACGCCTTCCAGGGCATTGATGGGAGCACCGTTCATGTCGAACAGCTGGGACTTAGGATTCCGCTTTTCCGTGGTGTGGCGCTCGGCGACATCCTTGAGGACTGTGGGAGGCACTCCCAGCTCGACGAGTTGTGCGATTGCGTAAATGGTGTGACCGTCTCCGCCGAGGAAATCGAGAATCTCTTCGACCTTTTCTTTTCCGAGTTCTTTGGTCCAATTCATTGTGGTTGAATCTGTAGCCATGGGTAATCCTCTCTTGCTGCGTTTTCGATGCTTTGAGCGAGTTCGAAGCGGGATATGTCAAGGACACATCCTGGGATGTTTAGTTGGTGCCAAGCGGCCGTGGTGTAACCACAGTCATCGGCGATTTGTGTGAACCTTGCGGAGTAGTTCCATTCAAACAGGGTGTCTTCCATTCAGAGGCTCCAAGACGATTAGGATGGTGTGGTCTGGAAGGATTTCGCAGATAACGACTCAGAGCTCCGGGTGTGCCTCGAGCTGGTTACCCGCTGTACGTAGGGCGCCTTCAGGCGTCATCACAATGCGGATGCGCGTTAGTGAACCCTCAGCATTCTTCTCCTGGACATAGGACCCCTGCATGACGACTACCTCCTGGATTTGTGTTTTGGTGCACCCACCTAGGAGAAAGGCTAGTACTACAACGAGCCTTTTACCAAAAGTGCATGCGGATTCCATTGCAGAGGTCCGTCGTATTTTTTCCATTGTCCGTTCACTTTACTATAAACGACGTCGCATTCACAACATTGAATAACCGTCTCAGAGTACATCATGATGTTACTCGCGCACTCGGGGCACGTGTCGAACTCGGGCATGATTATGGTTTCCAATCCAGGAACTCCTTCTGGTGAAAACAAAACCCGATAGCCGTTGCCAGACAATACGCCCTGTTGTTTTTCAAGATCTCGTCACAGTAACTTAGGACCGTAGTGAATCCTTGGTCATACGCAAAGAATATGACTCCATCGTTGCTTTCCCCAGAGGCCATCACAACCCTATTTAGTAAACGGTATTCGTCTAAACGTGGGATATCTTCAGTTAAGAAACGTAAAAAATATTCACGTGTACTAAAGTGCGGATTACTGCTCATTTCTTGCGGCCTCTTCCGTCACCATACTGATATGCATTTGCATGTTACGGTAGATAAGGGTGGCTGTTTCGCTTCTTTCCCACCTACCCTGTGTATGACTTAGGAAGATACTGTGTGTTGTTACCGTATAGAAGCCGGCAGCTTCTCCATAGTGCATATTGAGATTTCTGAAGTCGAGCTGAGCAGAGTCGCTAATCATCTTTTGTTTCCTCCGCGATTACTCCTTCGTTCATGCGGGAGCTTACTGTTTCGAGAATGAGTTCAACGGCGAGGGCGGTCGTTACGGAGCGGAGGGCTGTTTCGAAGCCTTCCCCATCGGCTAAGGCATAGAGCATTTCGGTGGCGATGTCAGCTCCCATACCGCCCCTTTCAGCGTGTCGTTAAGGTCAGGAAAAAAGGCGTGTAGGTCTTTGCCCTGAAGGACGTCCAAGGTGTCCAGGATGACCTGCCCCGCTTCGCCGCGCCACGCCATCATATGCACCGTAATTAGACCGTGCTCCTTGAGGGCGTGCATGCGAAAGACACCTTCGAGATTTTCGTTTGGTTTATCCTGGTGCTTAAGCGTCATACTTAACCTCAACCGTGATGCTTTCCAGTACCGCTTCGAGAGCCTCCTTGGCTATCGCGATTGGGATATGGTTGTCCGTGATAACGCCTACGATAGCCGTCATCAGCGTCGTCATCATCTCTGCGGGTTCCCACTCGTCGTCGTCACAGTCGAATGAGACGACCTGGTCCGTTTCGTTGATACTCGTTAGCCCGATAATGATTGTCTTAGTGTCGTCTTCAGCCGCCATTGCGTGCCTTTTGTAGTGCCTCTTCGCCCCCAAGCGCGTTTAATAGGCGTGCGTATTCCGTGTCTGTGCCTAGGTGGCGCCATGTATACTCAAAAGCGGCATCTATTATCGCAGTACATACGGGCTCGCACAAGTCCCCATCTTCAGTGCATTTCATTGTAAATACGCAGAAAGGCCGACAAACAGTATGCGATTCGTGGAGCCGGTAATGCTCACAAGTATGGTCACACCGTGTTTTCCCCCGACGGGTGTTCAGGTCCATTGGATATTCCTCCGAGCTTGTCGAGCTCTGCGAGTTCCCGCCGTATCTTACCGGCGTAGAGATTGATGTACTCCGCTTGTCCGCAGGTGCGTGTTATGAGCCTAGCCAGGTGTGCAATTGCGAGGAGGTGCTGCATCCGCTTTCCAGCGGTTTCAACCGTGGGAGGAACGAGCGTCATGGTGCCCTCCTAGTAGAAGTCCAGACCGAGAGCTGATGTCTCCTTCAGTCTACCCTCCGCAAGCTCATCGTCGATCCACTTTGAAAGGTCTTCACACGTACCGCGAAGAACGCGGAGGCGCCGAGCAACATCTGCCCACGCTTCAGCGCGTGTAGCAAATGCTCCCGGCGTGTCCTCCGCGACCTCACAGACAAGAACCACTCGAGCGTCGAGTTTTACTTGAGGCTGGTACATGCCTAAAGGTTAGGCGCGTTGTCTATCCCGTGGTCCCAAGGCACTTGGGAAGTGAAACCGTCCAGCTTGGCCATCTTGACATGTTCCTGGCAGACGTAGATGTGCGAACCATCTGCATGGCCAAGGCATAAGCAGGACCAGCGTGCGCAGTCTTTGTCGATGCTGCTGCACGCCTTAGGCTGGATCTGCACCCCCTCGATGGGCTGCACCATCCAGGAGCTCATCTTGTCCGGGTCTGAGCAGTGTACCTCGGCGGTGTCGTGGTCGACCGTCTTGATGACACGTAGACCGTTGAACCGCCCGCGGACACCCTGACCCACGTGTGCGTGCACGACGACGCCGTACGCCTTCACCCAGGCAAGACGTAGCTTGCGGTAGGCGCTGCGCTGGTGATAGTCCGCTTGGTCGAGGATCTCGACGAGGTTTGAATCCGGACTCCAACCCTTGTGCTCGAGGTCCTTGGCGAGCTCGTAGCCGTCCCAGCTGACTGAGTCCACGAGCACACCAGAGACGTCCTCTTCTACTTGGTCCGAATCGACGTTCTTTTCCCACTTCAAAAGAGCCGGCAGCAGCTCTTTGACGACTGCGCGGCAGACTTCGACCCCGCGCTCTTTGGGACTGTCCGGAATGTTTTTGTAGTTCATGTGATCTCCTTCAATAGTGCTTCACGTTCTTCGGCGTCGAGCTCATAGAAACAGTCCGCATTGGTGCACTTGATATTGTCGATGCTGAGCGTCTCGCAGAATTCGGGCTCACCCCACATGAAGTATTCGCTGTGCGTTTTGGGATCGTACTCTAAATGGATTGCTTGTTTTTCGTAGATGGTTTGGTCTGCTTCAAACTCTTGCTTGCCGCATTTTGGGCACTTAAAAGGCATTCGGCTTTCTCCTTCGGTATCAGTCCGCGGCCTTTACAGCAGAGGCACTCGACGAGGTTGTGTTTTGCTTGTAGCGTCTTTGCAAACACTTTACCGGTGGTCTGCTTACCGCACGCGTGGCATTCTATTGGGTCGTTTGTGTGTAGTAGCTCACACTCTTCGTCTTTTTCGTCGTCGTCCCAGTATTCAATAGTGAAATTGTCCTTCTCCCCACATACCGGACACTTCCATTCTTCGTCGGTTGGCTGATACGGCGTGTGTTTGCGATTACAAGGCATCGTTACCCTTTCTTATACGCGTCCAGCGTATCATGACCTCATTGAGCTTGTTTTCAGTCTCGAACTCAATGAAGTCGTCCTTCTTGTTCAAACCCTCGTCGTAAATGACCCTTACTCGGAGGTCTCCTTCTTGCTCCAATTCGACATGCTCGAATGGGATACGCGCCCGTACCTCACGGGACACCCCTAAGAAGGTGTCCAAGGTACCGGGGTCTGTGCGAAAGTACTGAAATGTGTATTGCGTCATTCGTCATCCTTCTTGTTTTCAAAAACAGCTCAAGAAGCGATTAAGATACCAGAAAAAAAAGGGAAGGGCTATCGCTAGCCCCTCCCCCTTCCCCCATGGATTACTCCGGCTTTGCAGCCGTCTCCATTTGGAGTTGGTTGGTGATATATTCCTTGAGGCTCGTGGCGGGACGGCTGCGGGAGGCGTTGTCTCTGTAATAGACCACCGCCTCATAAATGAGGATGTTCAACGGCATGCCGCGTTCGGTTGCTGTTTCGTAGATTTCGCGTGCCTGCGAATACAGCATGTAAACAGCGATCTGCTCAGTGTGCCGACGGATGAAGCCCGCGGTAACGCCGAAGCTCTTGGCCAGACTCTGCACCGGACGCTTATAGACCTGGCGCCCGTCGAGGATGTTTACGAGAACGTTGGCCATCACTGAGATGGCGGTTTCAGCTACGGGTTGCTTACTCATTCTACTTCTCCTGAGAATTTGGGTTTGGGATCTGCGTCACTCTGTGTCTTCCAGAATTTGACGCCTTCGATTTCTTTTGTGATGACCTTCATACCGTTAGGACTTCTCTTCGCAAAGGTATAACGGGTCTTGCTTACCATGTCACTGTTAACTACACGGCCGCATAACTGCGTCATACCCTTCTCGATCTCCGCTGAAGAGTGCCAGTTACCGTCACTCATTACCTTGGCATAAGCCTCTTTGAGGGGGATGTCCGCGTAAAATACTTTTCGCTTTTCATGGGGAGGAGGACTTGGAGTGAGTTTATACTCGGGAGCAGCGCGCTCTGCTTCCTTAGTGATGCTTTCTTTGATGAGACTTTCTACCTTGGGGAAAAGATCGAGCACGCGGTTGATTTCATCCGCACGCGTCAGGAGCTCGTCTCTCTTCTCCATCAGCACTTTCCGTAATTCCTGCAGGTTCATCTGTATCTCCTCGTTTGGTAATTGACACCTGGGTTATCCAGCCCAGGAGCTCAGAGAGTGATTGGGCATCGTGCTTTGTTATCTGTGTGTACTTGTTCGAATACCCCTTCTCGATTGCTACTATGCGGCGCTCACACGCCTTGAGTACGTCTTCAACGAGCGCGAGCGGCTGGCGCTTGAGCGCTAACAGTTTACGCACGTTCGCCATTACCGCAGAAACACTGGGCATGACCGTCCTCCTTATACCTACGTTTGCTAGTCTTTTGGGAGAGTCCCCTGTAGCTGACGTAATACCCGAAGCTGCCTACGAACGCGTTCCCACCCTCCATATATGAAGGTATGCTCTTTCGTGAGCTTGAGTCTGTCTACTGTCTCACGGTACGCGTTATCCACTGAAACCAGTGCCTCAACCATCTTGTTAATGTCTACGAGGTGCATTTGGTATGCACGCGGACAATCGGCTCTGCGAGTCCATCCGCAAAGTCCACTTCCACGCAATTCTCTGCGTGTTTGCAGACGTAGACACGCTGTCCTTTTTCGTACTTTTCGATTTTGAATGACACGTCTCTGACGGTCAGACGGACAGCCTTAGCGGGGTGCGTGCTTTCCCACATGTTGCGGTATCCTCGAGTTGGGGCACACGAGGACTGTACCGCAAATCTGGGTACCCAGTACCTCGCTCGCCGGTTTGTTATAGAAAGATGCAATACGTGCAACGCGCACGTTAACCAAACCAATGATACCGGGCTCTACGCGGCTGGGAACGATTCCTAAAGTGAGGGACTCTAGGTAATGCGCCAACTCTTGCGACGAGTAGCGCTCTCCGTCTTTAGGTGCGATGATGTCGTATATCCCACCCGGGTAGTACAGAAGGTCATGTAGGGATGACTGGGTCATTAGGTAACGCTTTTTTAAGCCGATCAATCACCGTGGTTATCGCGGCGCCGGCAGAATCGATGTCGCGGATCCATCCAAGCTCAGCTGGGACGAACCCCAAACAGATTGAAAAAGTTTCTTCACCCGCGCTTACCCAAGTGCGGATACCCGCTTCATAGAAGATTGGGCACGCTTTGGCAACACATATCCCGATAGCTTCCCACTCTATCTCCCCCGTGGGGATTACGCGCAGATGGTCATCTGGGCTCGAAGAGATTGACACCTGCATTCCAGGAATAATCCCACGAGCTACCTCGAGTCCCTCGGCTAACCCACCCAGTAACTTGGACGGCAGTAAGCGCATCACTTGCTGGGCAAGCGTTTGCAGCTCCCGCCCACTCAGGCTATCAAAAGATGTTGGCATGTGTGCCTCCTATGGCTCTCAAAGCGTAGCACATTTACAAGACTTAGGTCGATAGCGCTCGTCGAGCTCGCAGTCTGGGCACTGCGTATCGATCGTGGTAAGCAGCCGGCGGTAGAACACCGCGGTGTCCTGATTGTGCGCGACCGCGATCTGTACTTTTCCGCAGTCACGACAGGCGTACAAAACCTCGAACAGAGGCTTAGACGTTGGTACCGTGATACAACCCAGATACGCTGTTTTGTTGAGCATGTTTTCTCCTTGTTTAGATGGTTTGCTCATCAGGTTTTTATATCAAATTACTCAGGCGTTTCCAGCAGATTACGCATTCGAATGGCCCGCTCAGTAGACCACCCACGATGGTACATCATCGCCGACGAACGGAAGTACTCTCGGTGCTTCTCCTCGTAGTCGTATGGATAGTTGGGATACCGCGCTTTAAGAGATTCGAGTTTTCCAGGAAGCGGTTCAAATCTCTTGAGATTCATATTCCAAAATGCAACGTCGTAACGCTGACTCGGCGTCGGGATAGCGATGAGGATGGTGCTCGTATCCGTTTCTTTCATTACGCGTATGTGATCTGGATGGGAGTCCTCTTCATTGTGTACAAGCGCCTCGGCCAGGTCAGCGTTAAACCAATTCATGAGAATCGTTAAGGTGTTTGTGCTCATATTAGGGTGACTCAGCACGGTGTTTCCGTTGATCGTTGGATCTACCACCATCGTTCCACGGTCGCCCATGAGACCACACACGATAACTGCGGTATGCCACCAGACGGCTTTTAGGTCGCCACTGGTATGTGCCGCCACTCGGGGAAGAAGCTCTTTGATGTACGACGGGGTGCTGACATTCTCAATGCAAAAGACGATGCGCTCTGCGATGCCGAAGTCCTCGCCCGCTAGCGCAAACCGAACACCTGCAGCGTCACCAAACCTAAAGCTCAGCCAATCGGCGAACGCCCAGGTTACGACGTGCCACTGGGACGCAATCTGCAGATGCGCTTCTTGGAGTTGTTTAAAGGGATCGGTCGGGATGGATTTCGTGAGCAGCTCTTCCAAGGAACTCCCCCATGCAGGCGTATGCCCGGGAAAATAGGTACACCGCGTCCTCGTACTGATTTGCCTCCAGCCGCGCACGACTCGCCGCCAGCTGCATCTCCGCGTTGTTGAATTTCGTCAATGTAGTAGAGCTGAGTTTGCCTTGTTCGATGTGTGTGGTAGCCTGTTCTTTGAGCTTCTTCAGTTGCTCCTCGAGAGTGTCCATTCGTTCGCTAAAGGCCGCGGTCAGTGTCTTCATGGTGTCCTCCTAAAAATCACTGTCAGGTGCGTTACCATGAGGATAAACGATGTTGCGTTGTTTTGCCACCTCTTCGCTGTATGCGGCATACGTCAGTAACGCTGCGAGTCCCCCGATAGAAAAAATGACGAGTGTTGTAGCCCCGGCCATCGCGCCAATCGCGATACCTGCTACGAGTCCAATCCCAGTAGCACTACGACGTTTTTTCACGGCCTTTTTGTAGTCTTTCTGTGCCTTCCCCGTTACCATTTCTGGCTCCTTCTTTGTTGTGAAATTACCCTCTAGCGACTTGTACCAATAACGACTAGAATTTCCGGCAGACGGTTCCTAATCTGTTCAACGGAGGTTTGTCATGCACCCAGCAATGATTCACGGTTACGCCGATGTCCTGATTCGTCTTGGTATGCAAAAAGAAGCGGATGAGCTCCTGAAGCGCGCCGCTGGCCCGCTCGGCGCTGGTCCGGTTGCCGCGCCGGCTCCCAAGCCCGCCGCGCTCCCGCCGCAAGCACGGGCGAAGGCTCCCGGCGCCGCCAACGCCGCCAACCTGGGCATGCCCACTGGCAAGCCCCCGGCTCCGGCGCTCGCGGCTTCCTCTGGCCCCAGCGCTGCAGCGAAGGCCCAGGCCAAGAGCTACGCCAACATGATCCCGGCTCCCCCCTCGATTCCCGGGATGTGAGGTGACATCATGACGCCGTATGACATGGGATGCTGGTCATCCCTGAAGCGACTCGGCATGCTCAAGGTAGCCGATGCCGCACTGCAGCTGGACTTCCTGGACACGGTCCCACGTCTCCGCGGTGAGAGTGGTGTACTTTCCGTGCATGGGGAGAAACTAGCCACCTGGCGTTTCGACAAGTTGGGCGGGCTCGGTAGCTGGGTCAAAAACCTGTTCAGACGCCGTGCTGCTATGAAGGCAGCGCCCAGCGCGGGCGTCATCGACGACGCTGAGACGGCGTTTGCCGGGCGTGCGCGTCGTCCGCCGAGCCGCGGTGAGAACCGTGCCGCCGAGCGCAACATGGCTGGGATTCCGCCACGGCAGACCGGCGGTGGCGCAGGAGCTGCAGCTGGTGGAGCGCCTCCCCCACCCAACGCCAAGGGGATGAGCCCCGCGGCCAAGTGGGGCCTCGGAGCAGGTGCCGGCGGTCTCGCCGCAGGCTACTACCTAGGAAGCCCGTCCGCCCCGCAGCAACCCTTGCAGCAGTACGGCCAACCAGGTGAAACTCCGTATGGCGCTTACGGTACAGGCATGACTCCCGGTGGTGGGTTCTAGTTTAGCGCTGCGCGGCAAACACCGAAGACGTGATGGAGAGGGCGATGATAGCGGCGAGCTCGACTCCGGCCGTTACCTTCCAGCCGATCGCGTAATGCTTGAAGTCCTTGTCCAACTGTAGATTGTACTTCCGCTCGTCTTCCACACGGGCTCGCAGGTAGTCTCTCTCGGTCTTTAAAAATGAGACTTCATCCTTGAGGTTTTTCACCCGCTGGTCGTACGTAGCTGTCAGTATCGAGTAGTCCGACATTGTCCCTTCCGCGACTTTGTTGAGCTCGTACAGCCGAACGTACTCGTTGGCGAGGAGCAGGATATCTCGCCATTGTTCCGTGTTCGCACAGCGCACATCTTCAGTGCCACGCTTTGTGCTTGGAACATCTGGTAGGTACATACGCTCTTCACTGAACGCGTACCACGCCATGAAGAACACAGTGCATCCAACCAGAACTGCCCGGAGCATGTTCATGGTCTCACCAATCCCAGTTTACGTTCAAGACGTTGCAAGTCATCCATCGACTTTGCGCTGTTAAGAGCATCCGCTGCGACGGCGTGTTCCATGTTATTCATCTTCGCTTCTTGCTGCCTAACCAAAAGAGAAGTCCGAAGCTCTTGGAGCTTTGCCTCGTACTCAGCGTCAGCCTCGTCCGCGGCTGCTACCGCTGCGTCCGTACCCTTGGCAATTACGGCATCCGCGGTCGGGACTGGAGGCGGTGATGCCGGGGGTTCCTTCGATGATGTGCTCGCCCCCGAAGGAGCGGGTCGAGTAAAAAAAATCTTCACGATGAACAGAAGCACAAGGAAGATGAGCACGGCAAAACCGAGTATCTTCCACCAGGGCTTCAGACCCAGGTACCAATTCAGCACGGTGGTGTATAGTTTTTCCATGCTGTAATCGTAGTAAAAAAGAGCCTACCTACCACCAAGAGTGTTGGTCTTGAACTGGGCAAGAACAACCTTTTCGTCATTCGGCGACGTGCCGATTCCGGCATGTAACACACCGGGGTCGTCTAAAACAGTTACTGGTAGGTAGACCCTATGTTCCTTACACACCTGAGATGGTAATCGCGAAGCGGGACTTCGAGCGTGTGAACATTTTCGCCCTGGAAAATTTTCACGTAGCGAGAAGCGGCGCAGCAATTACCTCACTGGCTACGGCTATTATCGCCGTTTACGCGAGTAACTCGCGCGACGCATCGCACGTCACAATGCAAGAAGCGTGTGCAAGGAACACAAGGACTTATACCAGGTATCTACTTGGATTTGGGAGTGGGAATTTTGGTCTTGTTACCGGTGTGCTCCTGACGCTTCTCCCACTTGCGCCGGTCATCCTCTTTTGGAGGACGCGGCGGAAGGTTCTTCGTAGGAAGCCGGTATATGGTTGGTGCGCCCATTTTTTAGAATGAAGACATGTGCTGAACAGGTCCGTTGATACGCACTTGCTCTCCCATGCTGTACCCCATGGGATTCTGCTGATACACACGGCCGTTCTGCATGGCCATCTCGTACTGGATTTTCTTGCGCTCGTCGTTACGCGCCTTTTGCGCGGCCAGCGTACCGATGATGATCGCTCCCAGAGCTCCAGCGACTAGCGGCATCATCTTGGTCTTGGTCAATGCCGCGGTAGCCCTGCGCACAGTCTCTTCTTGCGCATGGATGGTAGGCTGAAGCATCTTGCGCAACAGCATGTACGCCCCGACCCCGCCTGCGCCGCCAGCAACTACGGGCATCGCATACTGCCCCATCCCTTGGGACGCATTAGGGTCGTTCGCAAATTTCGCAAGCATCGAAAGTGCGCGCATCATTTTCCTCCCGGCAACACAGCGTGCGGAACTTGAGCGTGCGCCGTCTCTGCTTGATTCGCGTGAATCATCGGAACGTACGGGTCATCCACCGGGATAGATTTGCGGATATCCTTGGCAAACCTACGCCGCAAGGGATGCGATTCAGGCAGCGTACTGAGTAGCGTCGAGTTGTCGAGCATCTGCTCTCGGGACAAACCCTTGGATGCCTCAATCGCTTGCTGCATCCGGTCGTCTTTCCCGCGATGCCACATCGCCGCTCCTGCAAGGGCACCGGCACCGGCACCAGCTACTGGTGCCAAACGCGCGGCAAGTGGAACTTTTGCCAATGCTGCCAGGATGCTCTTGGGAGTGTTACCTTTGAGTCCCTGCTCCCACAGCGCAGTCATCGGTGCGTGCGCCGCCTCTCCTGCCCAAAGGCGCCCACCAACAGACCCCGCAACACCGCCGCCGGCAGCCCCCATAGCAACACTGTTCAGAGCTCCGTGCGATGCCACTTCTTGAAGGATTTCTTGCGGGTCCTTCTTCTCACGCATCCCACGATTCACTATCTCGATAATCTCAGGGTCTACTCCTTGGTCCATACCACTCAGGCGTATCGGCTGAGGTTGTCGACTGGATATAGTGATGGGTACCCCAGGCACCCGGATCATGGTGTCTAATGCGCGTTTGAGAATCCCTTGCCGCATGTTTCCTCTCAGTGAGCCGGTCGAGCCATCCCTCCAGGACCTGACTGAAGTTTAGTCGCAGGACGGTCACCATGGGTGTGAACATAGCCTGCCTTGAGTCTCTTGGACCCTGGGTAGGCGATGATGATGGTGGTGGGTAGCGCCGGGGACTTCTTCCAGATGCGCTGCATCGTCTTCGAACATGCCGGACATTTCACAGTTGAACACTCGTCGAGGTCGATGATTTCTTCCGTTTCGGTACCGCACGCACACACGAAATCGTACATAGGCATGTCACACCTTTTTCTGCGTCCTTCACACCACAATAGGTAAGAAGGAGTTGTCGAAAGCGGTTAGGATTGGATCAGGTACTTTACAGAGTTTGATGGTAGGCTCGAGCGCTTCGGTAAACGGAGCAGTGTCTACCGCAGACTCTGGTGTTGTTGTTTCTTCCGACATCTCGTCTGTAAAGGTAACCTTCTCAGCTTCTTTGGTTGCCTCCCCCAATCCACTCAGTAGGTTGTTTAGCTCTTCTTGTTTACCTTCAAACTGTTGTCCAAAGAGTAAAGCGATAAGGCCCATCGTCTTACGCACGTCGACTTCTGGGCCACCCGCAAGAAGAACCGCGCCGGTTACATATTCATCACCGCGATGAAAGGGGGGAGCATTTGGATATCCGTTCGACAACGACGTAGCAAGATCTGACAAAAAGAATTCGTTACCACCCTGACCAAAGAACACACGCGTGTATATTCCTCCAGCTACCTTCGGAATCTTAAGCATCTCAATGATCGCTTTTATCTGATCAAGCATGCTCTGTATGAGATCCTCGTAACGCTGCACCTCGTTGTTCAAGAGCTCCAGGTAATTCTTTAGGAAGTCGCTTACCCCCATGATGCGTTTGGCAAACGCTTCTAGGTACCCGATGATGAGTCGGAAAAAGTAAGCAAGCTGCGGGAAGCAGTCCGCAATCGAAGGTGTCCGTACCCAGTCGGGAGTGGTGCTTCCAGGAGCCAGCGGGAAAGGAACAACACGGGCCATGTTCGAGATGTACCAGTACCCCAGGGGTGTGCCGGCATCTGTGAGGATGTTCGCGTCTTTGTGGTACGCGTTGAGTTTCCAAGCGACACAGAAATGCAGCGAGTCATCGTCAGTGCATGAGAGGCCCCGGATAAGGGCCGAGGTCTTGGTAATGCTGTACGGTTCTTCCACCAATACCGACGCGTAACCCATCGGAGTTTTACGGAAGCTGTTAATACTGAGGTCAGTGGTACCAAAGATCTGGTTAACGTTTCCAGATGACGCTAACTGACAGTCGTTCTTGATTACAATAACCGCGTACCGTTCTGGGTATAACACAGCACTACCCATGTCCGGCAAGGTAAACACGGGGACCTCTTCTGCGTCCCATGTAACCAGCGCCGTAAGCACGCCGTGGACATCCCCACCTTTGGGTTTCGTGAGTGCTTGTGCCTGGACATTCTTAGGCTTGGGAACCTTGAGGTTATCGGACCCCGCGGTCAACCCTCCGAACATGCCCCATAACCGCCACAGCGCGTCAAGGAGCTCAAAGGGATCCAGGTCTGTACCAAACAGAATGGTGAGTCCACCTACGAAGTCAGTAGAGTCATTGAATTGTGGACGATTCGAGTCACCCGGATCTTGCAGAGATGCCGCTACCGTTCTGTAATACCCGTGGTTACCGCCAGCGTACTTATTGAGCTCAGCTAAGAATTGCTTTTGGTTTGGACTTTGGAGATTTGTGGGTGAAGGAGCAAACAGCGCCGAAGTACGCGGGGGAGTTAGGTCTCCTAGTCCCATAAACGTCGTATTAAAACGCTTAGCAATCGGAACGAACAACATGTAGATTCCGACATCGCCTAAGAAGCCCTCGAGAATTTGCTTTATCTTATCGATAATGAGTTTGATGGCCGTCGCCAACGCGTCTTGGAGACCCATTATCAATTTAGCAATCAAGTCGATAATGCCGACGATGACTCTTAGGACTTCTTTAACCTTATCGATAAACTCGATGAGCTTTTGAAGCGGAGAGAGATCGGGTACGATGATCTCTAGCTTTTTCCAGGGCTTATTAGCCGCGCTAGTCCACTGGTCAGCTGGGGTTACCATCAGTACTCCATTGTCTCAGTCGGTGCTTTGCCTGGCCCGGTGCTTGTCAAACTACCCTGGTACTTTGCGAGTTGAAATGTGAATTCACACTCATAAAGCACAAAGGTTTTGAGAGCCCGGACTGACCACGTAATTATAGTCCCGCGAGCATTCGCAACATACTCGGCGACCTTTGTGTACGCGGCTCCGGCATCGTTTGACGTAACACCGGAGTCCACCCAGATCTTGGTGAATGCTGGGTAGTCTAGTTGATTGAGCAGATAAGCGCAACGCCAAAAGTCTTCGTTATAAGCAGTAAAAATCGTAGGGTATTTGGTATAAAGAAAGAACGAGTCACGGTTTAGCGCGTGCATCCAAACGTAGGTGCATGTGCTCGGGCTTAACAGGTCATCTGCAGTTTTTCCTACCTCTTGTGCGTTCGTTATGCTCGCACGCAGATAACCCCCAGGTGGATTTGCAAAATCCGAATTGCAACGCAACACATGCGCCAATGGCAGAACACGAGGTGCCTCTCCGAGATATTTATCTACAAAACTTCCGAAGAACTTGTTTACGAGTTTGAATTTTTCTCGATTCAGTTTAGCGAGATACTTGGCGTCCCGCTGACCCGTCTCCACATTGAGGTATGTCAAAAGTCTTTCCTTTCCTCCACCCACTGCACCGCAGAAGGTTTAAGGAGTTCCTCCGACTTCTTGACCTCATTGTAGGCGTGTACTCTGTACGCGGCGGCTAGCCCGGATTCTATGCCTTGCGTCCGCAATAGATGGTCTGCTTGCGCAACTTTTTGGTAGAGAAAAATCCGTCCTAACCTCGCAACCAGGAGTCCCAGGTTTTGGAGAACCTGTGGCTCCGTAACTCCTTGGTTCCATACCATGGGTCAAGGATATCATCGAAGGAGGGGTACATCAATGGTCGCTGCTACTGCTTGGAAAGTACTTGGAATGCGCGTTTTAGAGGCAGCTTTGACCGCAGCGGTAATCGCCGCTGCCACGGCGTTGCTCGGAGCTCTGTCCGGTAAGGCAACACCAGCAGTAAAAGTAAAAGAAGCAGAAGTACCAAAGACCCAAGAGTAACAACGGTAATAAACAATTTTGAAGTCAAAAACGGGGCCTGTTCTTGGTAAAAGGATATGAAGACAAAGAGTGGTTCCGAGAGGAATCGCCAACCCCCGTGTGCCGTCGACCGGTGCACGTAAAAGAAAGGCCCCACATGTTCAAGAAACTCGTCGAAGCCGCAGTGCAGTCCGCCCCTGAAATCGCGTCTGATACCGCCGAGATCGTGGTTGAAGAAACCGTGAAGACGGGTCTCAGCACCGCAGCCAAGTTCGGAATCGCGGCGGGCGGCATCGCTCTGCTCGCGGCCGGCGTCTACGGAATCGTCCGGCTCTTCAGCTCTTCCGACGAAGACGAATCACTGGTTGAGCGCGAAGTCACCTGCTGACGTCGATGTTTACGGACCCCTAGGGTCCGACACGCGAAAGCGTGCTGTTCTTTTGCTTCCAAAAATACCCGGGGATCTTGGTAAAAGAATATGAAGACAAACCACACGCTGCACATGCTGCAGCTAAACCATCCAAGGAGTCAAACATGTTCAAGAAATTGGTCGAAGAAGCTGGTAAAGAAGTTGCGGTAAACGTCGGATTCGGCGGGTTCACGGTATTTATCGCGTTCTGCGTCGGAGCCTGGATCGGGTCCATCGCGCAGGAGAGAGACGAAGCCCGTCGCGATGCAGCACGTGCTCGCGCCGATAAGGCCGAGGCTGAGCGCCGTGCGGCACCGGTCGCTGAGCCGGTCGCCGAAAAGAAGGAGAAGAAGAGCGCATAGCTCTCTCCGCAAAGTCCCAACATAGGCAGACACCTAACGGTGTGCTGTCTCTTTTGCTTTCTTTTTTGTTTGACCATAACGTTTTAATACGTTACTGCTTAATAAACGCAGTTTTTACCATCTAAGAGGAGAGAAGGATGCTCGCGATGCGACACAAACCGTTCTTTATCCCGGCCTCCATCGTTGGAAAATTTCAAACATGCTGTATCTCTGAGGGCTCCGATGTGTGCGGAGGTGACGCCTGCGACGAGGTTGTTGCCACCCTAAAGGACGGAACTGTTTTGCGAATTCCCGTTTGCTCAAGCAATGAGCACCAGCGCGTAGCGGTCGCCGCCAAGCGGCAGCTCGAGCAGGGGATTGCTCCCGAAGACATCGAAGACGTGATCTGGGAGTGGATGTTCATCCAGCCCCCGGAGCGCTCAGAAAAATGCAAGCTACCAAGCTGGCGCGTTTATCTCTCTCAGCAGTCTGTCCCACCCGTTATCGAAATTCCCAAGCAAAAGAAAATCATCTCGTCTGTCCAAGCCGCCGCGCCCCGGGTCATAAAAGAGGCGATGGTTGGCTGGCAGTGGATCGAAGATATTAACAAGTGGATGTCAGTCACCGGGGAGATTGTCCCGGTTCACAAGCTCAGCAACCCTGAGCTCATCGCGACTGCGATTGCCATCAAGGAAGCGAACGGCGTAACGCGCCGCTCCGTGTGGGTGAAGGACCTCATCGCACCAGCGGAGGAGTACCGCTGGCCTGCTGGATCTCTAAAGGTGGGTGTGGAGCTGGCCGGGGACAAGCTCGACGACTTCAAGGACAGCGCAGCCGACCGAGGACTTTTACGGTAAAGATAGGGGTGGTGCTGCCACCCCTTTCTTTTGGTCCTAGGCGTTGGTGGTGATGAAGGTCAGAGTGGAGACGATGCGGTCTTCACACCAGTACGCGAGCTGCGCACGGCCACCGTCTGTTGGGCCGCTGGCGAGGTTAGGAGTGCTGAAGGTGAAGGTCGAACCGTCCGCAGCGAAGGCCGTGAAAAGACAGTCCGCGCCACCAGCCGTCAGCTTGACGCCATTGCCGGCGCCGCCAGTAAGAGCTGTCGCAGCCTGGAGAGCGACGTTGCCGGCGCCGTTGCCCCCGACCACCGCGTACAGGGTGTTCGGGAATGCAGTGTTGATAGCTCCCGCCACCAGCGTCGCAGTGTGCGCAGCGCCATGGAAGTCGACTGTGTACGTGATCCGGTCGGGCACGGTGGCATCGTGTGCATGCGTACAAGCTAGGACGCCAGCATCCGCGGAGTCGATGACGACGATGGTGAAGTTGTTGCCGTTGGCACCGGGGAGCATCGAGCGTACGGTGACCGTGGTGTTAGCAACAGCGCCTGCAGCCGTCAGCACCGCGCTGGCGAACGTGTTCTGACCAGCCAGGTGCACGCCCTTGGCCACGATGCCCGTCTCACCGCCGATGGTGATGGAACCCACGGAAGTAGTGTAGATATCCGGCTGACCGTGGACACCCACGTAGGCGTCACCGAACACGTCGATACCTTCCGTGGTGAAGTCGCCTCCGGCGATGACACCGTAGTTGCCGTCTTCGAACGCACGGAACTGCGACGCCATGCGCTTCAGGACGTCATTTTCGAGGTCGAGCGTTACGCTCGTTCCGGCTGCAACGGTATGGACAGTCTTACCCGTCGCAGGATGCGGATCCTGGAAGGTGAAAGACGGGCTAGTGCTGTACGAGGTCACGGTAATCTTCGGCATAGGAGATCTCCTTTCACAGGGTTTTCAGGGGAAGTATACGTCAGGCAATCGCCGGCAACGACAGCGTGGCAACGCCAATGTGATCGCGGTACACGATGTTGACCATTTCGCCCGCGGCGCTGTTCGTGAGCGCTGGGGCATCGAATGTGACGATGCCGCCGGCAGTGAACGCCGTGATGGTGCAGATGGTACCTGCAACGCAGATGACTGGGGTTCCCACAGTCGGAGCGCCGGTAAAGCTGGTGTACGCCTGCAGCGCGACGTTGCCGAGGCCCGTACCGCCCGCAGTCACAACGACGCTGGCCAGGAGGTGCGGATCAGCGTCGATGAGGATCTTCACCGCCGCCGCTGTCGGAGTCGCACCACCCAAGTTGATGTCGATGTAGGTTACCCCAATGCTGGTGGAGTGCGTCACAGCCGCGCCGCCAACGCCGCTGTCTACAACGCGAACACGGAAAGTCAGACCGTATTCACCGGGTAGAAGTGACTGGATACGGAGGCTGTTATTATCCCCGCCGTCGTAGTCACCAACGTCGGCGTACGCGAAGCCCGTACCGGTATCCCAGCCAGCTTCGAGCTCAATCACAACACCAGTCGCACCCGCCACTGAGATGTCGTCTTGTTCACAGCGTGCGATGGCCGGGTAAATGGCACCACCGGTCATAATCTGCAGGGGCATCGTGGCAACACCGTTTTGGCATCCGAATGCCAGTTCAACCGTGGTACCCGTAAGCGAGGTCGGCGGAAGATCGAAGGTAATCACACCAGCAGCGGTGTAACCAGTGATGGTGCAGTTTACGCCACCGATTGTGATCCAGGGGCTTGTCAGCTGCGCCGTAATGGGAGCACCTACGAACCGCGTTGCCACCTGCTCGACCACCGTACCTGCGCCCGTGCCACCTGCGGTCAGGACGTAATTGGCTGCCAAGTACGCGTCTAGTGCCCACGCTCCAACGATGTCGTTCGGAGTAACCGTTGCACCGCCGAGGTCGATGCTGATGACATAGTCGAGACTCGTGTGGGTGTAGGTAATCGCAAGACCACCGGCGTCCGAGTCCACCACCTCGATGGTGTTGTAGTTACCCGCGTTGCCCGGCAGAAGGGCGCGGATGTGGAGGCTGTTGTTCTCTGGTACGCTGTAGTCGCCAATGTCCGCGGACGCAAACCCCGAGCCATCGAGCGAATTGATGACCTTCATAACAAGGCCAGTTTCCGATGTCCGGCTGATGGGATTTTTGCTGACATACTCGATTCGAGGAGCAGTCATTCCCACGTCCCCGATACGCGTTGCGACATTGGCAAATGCCTCTTGGCCATCCGACATGAGGGAGATCTGAACGGCACTTCCCGCGTTCCACATCGTGTAGTCGTAAAGGTCTGGGTCATCGAGGCTCGTTACTGGAGCGCTGAAGTTGACTAGGATGTAGTCGTTAGCTGCCGGAGCTGGCCATGAGTAGTTGTACCATGCGCGGATCTCTGCCGTAATGCCAGCGACCGTGACAGTAGCGCCGAGTCCGGTACCGTTCGCGAACAGCGTGGGACCCTGCACAACGGGATCCGACGCCCCGGTACCCAGAATGGTCGCGGTAAACAGCACGCGGATAGTCTCATCTGCATTGAGCGCGGTTCTAAGCGTCGCAGCGTCCGGAGTTGCGCCACCAAGATCGATCGTGATGATCTTGTTAACCGTATCGATGCTGAGCGCAACACCGCCACCGGCGTCGTCAGTGACTTCCACCGACCACTCGTTGGCCCAGTGGCCCGGGCTGTTTGCGGTAAGACGCAAGGTGCTGTTGACCGACATGGTGGCATCACCAATGTCCGCATAACCAAACGTCTGTCCCTGCAGCGCGTCGCGGCAGAGAATCATGAGCGAGCCGGTTGGCTGGGAGTGCATACCATGCGCGACATCGATGAAGTTCTTGTCGACGCCAATGATCTTCATGCCGCTCGCATGTTCGTCAGCCCAGCTCGGCGTGCCCGTAGCCGGCGTCAGCGTGAACGTGCATTTGCCTGATTCGAAGTAGCTGTTGAGGGTGGGGGAGACACGCTCCAGCTGACCGTCGGAGATGTCTTTGGTCTCCGTAGTACCAGCGGCGATAACCATAACGAACAGTCCTTCCGTGGGGAAGGAATCCTGCAGTACCAGGGTAGGCTTCCCCGCAGGGACCGTGACAGTCAGTTTCAACATCTCAATTCCTCCTGGAAAGAGTTCGGTTTTGTCGGGAAAAGTATAGGATGCAGAACACGCAGTAATTTAGGCGCCCATCACTACGCGCAGACTTTTTACTGCGGCCATCAAGGGGGTGACAGTCGTGTTGAATCCCGCCAGAGCAGGAGCCATCGCAGGACCAGAAGGTCCCCACGTAGTTGTGTGTGTATGCGAGTCTAAGAGGGTAATGAGCTGCGTCATCAGCGTCTGCCACTTTAGGAATAGCATCGCCCAGTCAGTAGGCGGATTCAACGCCGCTTCAGCGTAAGGACCCGGAGCAACACACCCAAGACCAATAGAGTCTGGTTTAAGAGAGTTGAGGCTGACAGTCGATACTACGCCAGGCTGCTTGGGGTCACTACCTAGGATCACCGCGCCATTATAAACATAAACCTTATAGCCAGGTATCGCAGAGGGAATCGCGCTGTCTTTGGGGTTACCCACCATGATCACATAGCTGCCATTCACGCAGCGTAATTCTGCAGCGTTGTTTGTGGGTAGAGCATCCGCAGGTGTACCACCCAATATAGTTATGTTCTGTTGCCCGCCAACACTCTTTAGGTCATGCCGTCCGATGGTCTTATTCGAATCTACGCCGACGGTGGTCGTAGCAACATTCTGGACAGCTTGAGTGACGTCACCGGCGACATTGAGCGTTTTGTTATTGCCGATCCATTCACGCTTCTCTCCTTGAATACGGCGTACGACATTGCCACCAATGTTCTCCCGCCGCTCTCCCGCCCCCGTAATGTTCACACCTTTTTCACCGAAGATTTCTACGTAACCATCTGGAGATATTTTGATTTCTGCGTAGGTCTTTGAGGCATCAGGAGAGGTCACCTTCATGCTGAAGATACGCCCCTCGTCCCCGATGTCCAAGTGAAACGTAGGCTGTCCCTTTTCGTTTAGCTGATCAGCAGATCCACGTAACGACAGCGTGTGTCTTCCATTCTTGTTCTCAATCTTGAGCTCACCAAAAGAAGAGAAGTGCTCGAAGTTCTCACAGATTATACGTACTAGATTGTGCTGACCAAGACACATCACCTGCGCATTTTCACTGCCATACAGCTGCGCAAATTTCCCGCGCTTCGTAGCAAGGTAACTGCCATCAGGGTTAACCAGGCACACGTCACCTGGGAGCATCCCCTTTGGCGTCATCGCTGAACGAAAAGTTCCTGACGTACCTGTAGGTGTAGAACCTTCACCGACATCCATGGCGGTAAAGTCGGGCGCTACGTCCGGAGCTTCCAGCCGTGCGACAGCGTCTTTATCCAGAACACCGTCGATGTACGGAAAACCGAGTGTGAAATCTACGATGACCGCGGTGCTTGCGCTGAGAACTACGTGTTCTCCGGGGTATGACTTCTTACGGGGAATACCCGGTATTCTCCTACCAGAGTCTCCTGCGACGCGCTTATTGCCTTCTGTTGAAACGGTGTACGTATCCGAGCTCTCATCATACTCGAGGATACTTCCAAATGCTTTACCCGTAGGCATGTAGTCGCCAGACATGGCGACGTTTCCGCGTACGAGATCTTTTCTTTTGATGTGAGAGTCTCCCATGCCACCAAGTGTAACACAGGAGCTAGGAGGAGAGTACTAAGCGTTGTCGCCGAAACCAGTTACCCAACCGGTAGAGGCGTCGTTCCCTGCAGTCATCGCGCCGACGTTGGAATCGGTAAACCCGATCATCGCGTCCAGCGTCTGGCGCTGCAGCGGTGTCTCGCCGAGGAGAGCCACTGGAGAGAAGGGGAATAGGCGGTCGCACAACCCGCTCACATCCTCGAGCACCATGTTCTGACCCGCCGTAAACCCGAGGGTGTACATCTGGATCATGCAGAGCTCGCAGTAGAACGCGCCGAGCATCTCGTCCGCCTTGTCCTTGAACATGATGCCCAAGCCAAACGGTACGTAGTAGAGCTCGGAATCCAGGTTGATGTAGAAGGTGCTGTTCACCGTTCCACCACCCGTCGGGACAACCGGGTCTCCGAAGTTCTCAACCGACAGGCCCGTCGCCACTGCGTTGTGATAGAGCACACGCAGCAGGTTGCGGCCGTTGGTCAGAAGCCGGCCTACGCGCCACGTCGATTGGCTTTTGCCGCTGACGTAGAACGTACGCCCGGAGCCGATGGCCATCATGGGCTGGGTCGGCTTCTGCGAGGTGACTTGGAAAGTCTGCAGCATACCGATGGCCAAGAGACTGGAGACACCCGTCGTCTCGGCCTGATTTGCATCAGAGAACCGCGGAGGACCCGCGAGCACCAGCGTATCTTCAGGATGCGCCGATGAGTACGCGGCGTTGTCCATCAGACGTTCAACGTTATTCCCCTGTACCTGCCAGGTGGAAATACCTTTGGTTACCTTGAGCGCCATATCTATTCCTCCGTCAGCTCTTCATGAAGGGGCTGAGCGCCAATGTTCCTAGCATGCCAGCATTTCCGACATTACCGACAGTCCTGCCCTTATTGTAGGCGCCTGCGGCACCCTGGGCCACGTTCTTGGTATCTGTGCCGAACATGCCCTTAAAGAACCCACCGACTCTGTTTCCCATCGTCGGAGCTGCAGCACCCGGGGTCTTTGCCATGTAACCAGTTGGCATGTTAGCCACGCGCCCTGGAACATTCGCTACACCCCGCGCCATGTTTCCGACGCCGCTAACCGCTTTGCCGGCCAGGTTCCCAATTCCACTGACCGCTTTACCTGCAAGTGACCCCAGCCCTTTTGCGGCCATCCCCAAAAGTCCGGCCTCTTTCTGTATCCACTCAGCCTCTTCAGCTGAAAGACCAGCGGATTTAAGAAAGTCCTGCACAGCAGGCTCGGGGAAGCCAAGTCTGTGCAGGGCTGTTACTTGCCCGACGTAGTAGGCCGCGGTCTTCTGCATCACGCTACCAGGTGCAGCCCGATGACATTCAAGGTCATCGGCAGGTTAACGCTGACGTACGCCTCGATGCGATCCGAGGATACGTCGGTGTTCTGGAAGACGCTATCGATGGTCGCATCGATGAGCGGCGCACCGATCTTCGCCCGGTATTGCGATTTGAGATTCGCAACCGTGGAGTACAGCGACTGCTTGACGAACCGAATCGCGTCCGGCGTGATGTTCCACTTGCCCAGGAACGGGAACAGGGTGTCGAGGAACGTCCAGGCGACGTAGTCGAAGTCCTTGACGACCATGTACTCGCCAGTCTCCAAGGACAGAACATCCGTGGTGACTTCGTGGATGCTGTACGGGAGCGCCGTCGGGTTGTCCTGCACGAAGACATACACGCCGCTGTTGGACAGCGTTGTGAGCTGCGTCTCCGTGAAGTACTCGCTCGAGTTGTAAATCCTCGCGATGGCATTGACCCCCATGTTCGTGAAGCCCTGCTGCGGGGGTTGCCCGGCAGTCTGCCCACCCACACAACACGCCAGGTAGTACCCGGGCTGCGCATCAGCGGCAATCGCCTCGGTGCTCGTTCCGCGCGGGAGGCTTCCGTCAACCAGGTCTGTGACATCGACCTCGTCGGGGTAGCAGAGCAGGGTGCGCTTGCTCGAGAAGCTCGTCGCTACCTCGGACATGTACGTTACCTGCTGGTCACGCGTCATGTCGCGCATCACGCGGAAGTACACGGTACCTGCGGAGACCATACGGTCAGTCGCCGCCGTGCGCTTGACACCGTGCGGAAGCTCGTTCTCCAGCTCAGCCTGGTTCGTGCCGTTATTCACGATGCGAAGACGAGTACTGCTCTCCGTTTCCGCGACAGTGAACGTGCTGTAAGTCGTGAAACTGTTGACCTCCGGATCCGTTGGGACCTGGATGTAGTCACCCGGAACCACACCACTCGAGATGAAGTCTGCAGTGGGGCAGGACAGCCTCAAAAAGAGCGTGTCGAGCGCTGTGGTGGTCAGCGTGAACGCGCGAGAACCGACGATGTTCGAGTCGAGGTCCACCTTGGGAGTGCCGCCGGCAGCCGCGGTGATGGTCACGAAGTCCGCGTCGTTCGGAACCACAGCGCCTGAGATATTCGGAAGCTCGGTAGCCCCGACTTCAGACGAAACTTCGAGAACCTGTGCCGCCGTCACCGGAGAACAGACATGCGCAACAGTGAAGGGACCGTAGCTCACGCCGCCGTAACCAAATTCCAGAACGTCACCGGGAATGACGCCATCGGCAGCGAAGTCTGCCGTCGCAACCTGGTTGGTCTGCGTTGCGATAGTGAAGGTATGCCGCGTCGTGCCCGGCACCGTACCAGCAACCGCCGCAGTTGAAGCACCACCTGTTGCCGCAACCACGTACTTCTGCGTCGCGAGGTCCACAGCACCGAGGATGACCCGGAACTTTTGCTTGATACCGTGCGACAGGACGTACGTGGGATCCGAGTAGTTCTCAGCCATTGACTTGAGTGCGCCCAGAATGGCGGTGTCGTAAGTCAAGGGCACGATGGCGTAGATGTTACGCTCCGAGCTCGTGCGGTCGATGAAGTCCAGGTACCCGGCCAGGTCGTCCGACGCCAGGCCGTACACCTTGATGGGTGTCGTGGTGTTGGCCTGCGCCACGTACGCCCCGACGAACAGCGGATTGCGCGCATCGAGCTTGCCGAGCTCATCCCCCATCAGCGCGAATGAGCTGAACTCGGTGACATTCTGCAAGTCCTGACGAAGAGCTTTGTACTCGACGTAGATCTTGGCGTACGACACCGTCTTGTTTGTCAGCGTGCTGGACACATCAACGGTAATCGCGGAGTTGACCGTGGTAACTTTCGATGTGGGGTCCACACTGAACTGGGTAGACTCGAGCTCCACATCCGACAGGGTGCGTTCCACACGCCACTTGCGATTCGGATTCGAAACATTGGTGGAGGCGAAATCGGAAGTCATGCGTGCGTGACACCAGTCACCCAGGCTGACGCCGGCCTGGTTGTACTTCTCAGTACCAGCCGCACTCGTGATCAACACCGTGGCAACGCCCACGGCGCCAACCAAGTTCGTGGCGTCTTGGATCTCAATCGAATCCGCGACAACCGAGCCGCTCGCGACGAACTTGTTCTTAACGATGTACGTACCGTTACGCGCAGGACTCGCGGCATCCGCGGAGACCGTGATGATGTCGCCCGCTTCAACACCTGCAGTGGTGAAGCTCAACGGCGTTCCTGCTCCAGAATCGAACAGAATGAACGCCATCTCTTTGACGGTTTTCACGTAGTCGGTGGGCGTAGCGTTATACTGCGTGACCAGCTTATCGCCAGCCTGCATGCCGATGGCGTTGAAGTTGGCGCCAGTCGTACGCGTCGTCCAGAAGAGGTTGTCGCCTGTGTAGAACGTCGCGGCATTGGCACCAGTTCCCACAGCGTCTGCGTACAGAACTGCTTGAACGGTGTCGAAGAACACGCGCACGCTCTCGTCGACCAGGAGCGCTCCCGCTGCCATACCGGGAGGCGTCGAGATGCTCACCGCCGCGATGGTGGTCAGCGGATTCGCCGCGTCTACCGTACCGTAGAGGGTAGAGTAGAGATCGGCCTTGTCATCGACGTAGTCCATCAGCTGGTAGCATGGACCAACGATGAGGCAGTTTAGGTCCGGGACATCAGGAGCAACGGTGATGTTCCGGTATTCCTGGTATACGATCACATTTGGTCTCTGTACCGCCATGATTAGCTCCTCGTCAGGTGCGTTGCTAAAATCACTTCAATTCTACTCTTCGCGCACCGTGTCGCGTAACGCGATTTGCGTGTAGTACGCGTCGGGGTTTCCGTACTTCGAAATATTGACAGCGACATCACGGAGGAGGGGCGCAATGCTACGCACCCCCCAACGGTGTTCAACCTGCACGTTGAAAGACACCACTGTTTTCCAAACGTCTTTGTCTTCATTCTCGGGCATCGTACGTCCGAGCACCGGCTCGGAGACGTCGTACAAACCAAAATGTTGGCGAAACACCAGGCGAGTAGCCAGGATGTAATACCAAACCGTTTCAGCTATCGCGCAGGACTCCACCGGTAGTTCCGAATGGCACTCAATAACGAGCGGCATGTTACCGAGAATCATGTACGACTTACCGGCACTCTGATTGTGCATCCCCACGAAGTTACCCACAGCCATAGGTGCAGGGGTTACGTCCCCGCGGTCCACAAAAATAGCTGGGCGGTAATTTCGCGCACCTTTGGCCATATTGAAGGCCGGGTCGATTAGGATTTTTTTAGGCGCATCAATTCCAGGTGTGCCGCTGCATTCGTCAGATGGTTGTAACTCTGTACTCCAAATCCACGGAAGAGGCTCTACCGTTTCTGGCTCTTGCCAATCCGGGTCCTCTTCCATACCCCCCTCACTCCCGCCTCCGACGAAACCTTTACCAGTAGTGCCGGGAGAAAATCGGTGGCGTAAAGCGAGCACGAAGAGTCCGATTACAGCTGTTGGAGACCCTGGAGCAATAAGGTTGTGCTCCGCTGCGAGCCGTGGAATTGCAGAGCCGGTATAGTCATGGTCTGTTAAGATAATCGGCATATCATACCCACCAACACGGTTCACGCCAGGGTTCTACGTTTATCCCGAACTCAATAGAAGACGGAGATATCTCAGACACCATGAGCTCAGTGTGGATATCGTAGTTGTGAATCTGCGTGGTGTTCGATTGCTCAATTATGAACCGGTGTCCTGACCGCATAAAAACAACAATGTCGTTTTTCTCGAGAGCTGGGTAATTGCCAGCAACGATTTGTGTTTTTCGTACGTCTTTTTCACCTTGAATAGCGAGCGTCGTGCTTACCGGAACTGAGGCCATCTGTGCGTAGGCGTAAATGGGATTCCAGTAACCGCCCACAAAAGAAGTTCCAAAGCACGTCGTGCAATTTGCTTTGGTACTCATCCCCGTAGCCGTGAGGCATATTGGGCACTTCGTTCCCCAATACCGGCGTCGGAGATACGCCACCTCGGTACCAACTGCCCGTTGTAACGCGATGTGACAATCACGAATGAGTTTACGCGCAATTCCCCAACGTCGTTGATCGAGGTACGGATCTAGCTCCCCAATAGTGCTGTAGATTACCGGGTTAGATTGGCCATGCACTTGTGCGGTGACCTTATAAACGACGTTGCGTGTAATCGAAAGAAGGTCCGGAGTACCTGTATTCAGATTTGCTGCGAAATCGTCATCTACGTAGAAAAACGTATCAGCAAGAGGCGTCGTAGTAAGGAGTTCCCAAGGACCATTTTCTGCTCCAGACCGGTACACATTGAAGTCGTACCCTGTAGCAGCCCCGGGATTACGTAGAACCCATTGTATTACTACTCTCCTAGGCCACATCGGTAAACTTCGCGTAACCTCCAAATACGGCGTATTCGACGTCTTAATTGGAGGGCGTTGGACACCAGCTACTACAGATGTGGGATACTGCGTCACGTAGTCCACCGACCAAGATACCGATAACCTGAAGACAATGACCCGTAGCAAGACTCCATGTTGTTTTGCATCTTGATGTTGCGCACATGGAAATCAAACTCTTGCTGCATGCGGTCAGCCCACGCAGCGTACTGCGCCTGCTTCTCGTCCAGATTTACGGGAGCGATGCCACCGTCTTGAGCCCGTACTTCATTTCTGTTCTGCCGAAGACCTTCAGAGCGCAGCAGGATGGCACACACCCCACATAAAAGAACGTACTCGTTCAGGTTACCTGCGTCGACCAGCGTCTGTGGCGTTACCGCGTTGTACTTCGCAACCGTGAACCTGATAGCCCGCGTAATGTCATCCTGCGAGAACTCAACCGAGTCTGGCAATAGGATGTTATGCTGTGGAGTATCACGCAAAAACCACCGAACATCGTCGGTGGTAAGGGGCGTCTGGTTTACGGGCAGCGTTACAGTCATTTGTTACCTGTGCCAGTTTACGCGAGAGCAGTAGATGTCGATGGTGCCTGGAACAGTGGTCACAACCTTTATGTAATTGTTTGGGATTACAAAAATGGTTGGAGAGCAGCTAACATACGCGTGCACTCCTGGTTCAGTTGTGTAAATCCGCGTTGCTTCACTGGATACACGGTCAACTAGGTCGAGCGTGAAGGTACCAAGAGCGTCTAACTTGGCGTGAATGGACGTAATCGCGTAGAACACGTCCGTACCCATGTCAAAGATACCGCCGTCTGTTAGGTCTACCAGTGTCTTGTCGTCCGCGTTGCAGTACGTATGAATGCCTTTTGCATAGAGCGCAGGCGTGTACGCTACATCAGGGTCCGCCGGGTCGACCGCTGCACCCACAGGAGCAACGCCCGTCAGCTTCGTACTCGAGTACTGCCGTAACGCAACAGACACTTCGCTGAAGTGAATAGTCATCAGCTTACCTGTGCCAATCGATACGTGAGCAATACACGTCGATCGTTCCTGCTCTGTTTGTAACGATTTTCACGGTGTTTGCGGGCACGACCAGTAGGGTCGGAGCAAAACTGAAGTACGCACTCACTGCCGCCGCGCCGTCCAACACACGCACGTACTCAGTACCAGCGGTACGGTCCTGCACGTCAAGTGTGATGGTCCCACCGGCTGCGAGTTTGGCGTGAATCGTAGTGATGCAGTAGAACACGTCATCACCGACGTCTATGAGTCCGCCATCCGTGAGGTGGAACAGCGAATAGTCCGCAGGGTCACAGTACGTGTGCACGCCCCCGGAATAAAGTTTCGGCTCGTACAAGTGGCTGTGAGGCGCGGGGCCTACCGGAGCTACTCCCGTCATACCCGTAGCAATGGCGGTATGCATGCGCAAAGCCGAGGCGTATTCACTGAAGAAGAGAGATGACATTACTGGTCCTTGCCGGTTCTCTTGAGTTCATTCTTGAGAGCCTGGTCTACGACTTGGTCTAATTGTACATCGTCGAGCTGGGGAGCTGCAGCAGATATGACCTGACGCAGCTCTTTGCGCCTAGCTTGCAGATACGCATTGGTCGTGGCCGGTTTTACCGTCTGACCTTGTGACGCTTTAGAAATGGAATCGGTAATGCGGTACTCTAGTTTACTCAATTGCTCTGTGAGTTCTTTCGTACGGGCAACTTCCCCTACGTAATACTCTTTTTTAAAGCCCTTATAGTCTTCGGACAGCTCTTTAACGTTTGCATTAACCTCGCTGATATCCGCTTTTGTGCTTTCAACAGCGCCAGTTAATGTATAAAACTGCCACAGCCAGCCACCAATAACTGCCAGCGCGCCCGCACTACCCACCGCCACCGTGTTGCGGAAGAAAGTCCGCCACCCCTCAACTGCGCGTTTCATGTCCTCAAACTCCTCAGCCCGTTGGCACTTCGTAAGTCCCTTGAGCTGTTCTTTTAGGAGGTCTACCTGGGTGGTAATCTCCTGTTCTCGAGCCTGGACGACATCTTTACCTGCTTTTTCATGCGACAATCTTTTGAGTTCAGATTGAATCCATACTACGTCGTTGCTGCGACCTGACGAATGCGGCGGAAAAGTAGTTAACGGGTAAGGGCCAGAAGACAACTGTTCCGACGCCGCACGTTTGGCGGAATTGGAAGGACGGATCTCAGATCCTTCCGGAGGAGTACCGCTGTATGGGTCGCGCTCTGCCATAACCCATCCTATCAGGTTGTGACTTCGACCGTAATAGGACCAAACATTGTCGTTTTTTCGAAGTGCACAATATACGTTTGAGACTCGTCCAGCAGAAAGGGCGTTACCCATTTTCCGTTTACGTCCGTAGTGGTCTCTGCCAACCACGTATCACGGACATCTGCGGCGTACGCCGCTAACGTAAATGCCCGGACAACGACGTTCTCTATGGGGTCCCCATTAGGGTCTAGGACCGTCATGTCATCCGTGTGCGGATAATTGTGGTCTACACTGACGCTCATGCCCGAATTTTAGGACGGAATGGAAACGAGGAAAGGTCAGCCGCGGTTCTTCTTGCGCTTGCCGCTCGGGCGGGGTTCTTCGGTGGGTTCAGCGTCTTCCGTCACTGTCTCGAGGACCGGCTCCTGACTCTCGTCGGGAACTTCCTCAACAGCTGCTTCCGGGAGAACTTCTTCTACCACCGGCGCGTCGACCGCGTCTTCAACAAGAACCACTGGGGGGAGGCAGACCGACTCAACGACCGGCTCTGAAGGGGTATCTGTCCCCACGGGTGTTGCCGGTGCAACCGGAACAACCGGAACCTCTTCCACCGCCGGCACAACGACCGGTGTAGGTACAGGTGCCGGCGCCGGCTGCGGGGCAGGAAGGGTAACCTCCTGCGCCTTTTGCTTCGGCGATTCGATCTCTTCCACTAGCTGAAGCCCCTTGCCGAGAAACACGCGCACGGCGGGATGCTTTACCGTGGTAGGGTGAACACCCTTCTGCTCCCCGGGGTTGAAGACCAAGGGTTGCCCCTCCATGTCGCGGAGACCCGTCAACATGATCTTCCGTTCCGAGAAGTTTTTAAGCCAGACTTTAGCCATCGTTCTTACCTCTCACCGGATCAAGTGAAGGTGATTTCCTGCATCGACAGGCGGTTACCGATACCGATGCCGAGAGCTTCGTAACTCCAGAACGTGATGATGTCCGCGCGCTGCTCGATGAACAGCGTGGCATCCTGCAGGAGGTAGAAGTTCCCGAGGAAGTTGTTCGGGCTCTGCGGAGCGAACAGCCACGCCTTGTTGGTCGGATAGATGTCCGACTTGATGGTCGTGACGACCGGGAGGCCCCACAGCTTCTGCGAGGACTCGATACCCTCGTCGAAGTGGCGCTGAGCGATCTCGTCGCCGACCGTGGTCGCCGGCAGATCGATGGCGTCCATGAAGCGGCTCTTGGTCATGAGCAGCTTGCCGACCGGCCGACGGCGATTGAGCATCGCTTGGCAGGCGGTCTTGATGGTCGCGCTCTGGAACGGACCATTGGTCTGCTGCGCGGGGTTCGCGCTCACGATGGCATTGACGAGACCATAGAACTTCGTGTCCTCTTGGTCCGCCATGTCCTTCACGCTGTTGTCCGAAAGGATCTTCCGGATGTCGGACGTGTAGGTCATGAGCTCGAACTTCGACTTCGTGAAGCGCTGCGACTCGACCTTGCCGAAGAAGATCGCGTAACGGCTGCCCTTGAACCAGGTCCGCCGGCCGGTGCCCTGGAACTGGACGAACGTCGCGACCGAGTCGGGCTCTTTGTCGACGATCTTCTTGGGCTGGTCGGTGTTCTCGTCGCGGTCGATCTCTTCCTCGGTGATGCCCTGAGGAACGATGATCTCACGGACGGCGGCTTCCTGGCGCAGCTTGTCGCGGATGAAAGCCGAGCTCTCGGCTTCCGCCTGCTTGATCTGGCCGGACTCGATCTTGCGCACGAAGCTCGAGTTGATGAACTGCGCGCTGACTTGCGGATTCTCTACGGCGTAGCTAGACATCTCTCATTCCTCCTTTATCAGGCGTGCGCCGGGCAAACGCCCTGCGGGATGATGACGTCCAGAACGGCGTTGGTCGCATCGAGACCGAGGGGACCCACGAAGCCGTAGATCTGCTCGCCGCTGGCGGCAGCGCGGAACAGACCGGCGTCGGCGGTCGTACCGCACGTCAGGTGAGCGCCCGGAGCGTAGGAGGCCGCGACGTACTTCGGCGTCTTGATCTCGCAACCGCCCTGGATGCAGGTGATCTTGTGCACGAACGCACCGTCGAGGTCCATGTCGCCATCGGCGGCAACGAACATCAGGCACGGCGCGTCGGTCGTGGACAGGTTGTTGTCCGCAACGATTGCTTGACCGCTGGAATTCATCACGACGATGGAGCCCGCGGCGATGGTGCCGGCCGTCGGAGTACCCTCCGTGGACGGAGCCGGAGCACCATAGACATCCAACACGACGACCAGCGACGCCAGAGCGTTCGAATGCGGGTCATGCGTGATGATGTCGAACTTGCTTGTCAGAATAGACATGTTCGCATCCCTTTCGTTAGCTCATCCTCAGCCAAGGATGAAGTTCAAGAATCGCGCGTCGGAGCCGCCCATCCCTTGAGCGTCTGACGCGGTCTTCGCATTATCATCTTCCGGCCCACCGAGGCTATCCGGGGCGCCGCTGCCAGCCAGGCGCTCGAGCAACGACGCAATCTCCGGATCCGTCTCAGCAAGCTTACTGACGATGCTGTCGTCGATACGCTCACCGGTGGCATCCTTGATGCGGTTTGCCAGCTTCGACGCGCCGTCGACTTTCGTCTGCGTCTCTTTCGCGGCTTGTTCCTGCACGAGCGAGTCGATGCAATCCGCCGCAGCTTTCAGGACTTCAGCGATTTTCGTTCTGTCCATCATCGACTCCCGTTCAGCAGCGTACGCAGTGTTCCAATCGCACGCGCCGCAGTGAGGATCTGCGCGATCTTCACAGTCTTACTGGAGGTCGGCTGCTTAACGGGCTCATTCTCGAGCTCTTCAGCAGCTTTCCGAAGGCGCTTCGCGATTTCTGTGGCGGCATTTTTATCCATCACATCAATCCTCGCGCAAAGTTTACGACATCATCGACAGTTACGACGTTGTCGTTTTCGGGCATAGCCGAAATTTCAGACGCGAATTTTTGCAACTTCTGAGCGAGCACCGTAGTCAGAACAGCTGCAGGCGCAGCGGCGGTTTTTTCCGTCGCTCTTGCCGCAGCCAGCTCCTTAACGTGAGCTACGATCTCATTTACGTTTGGGAGAGGTCTGGGCATTGCTGTCCGCCTGTGTCTGGTTGTCGGCGGCTTCCTCGGGCTTTACGCCCAATGAAGAGGCGAGCTTTTCAGCCGCTGCCTTAAAAAGCTCGGCATACCGCTTACGAGTTTTCGGTGTGTACAGCATTTCCTCAGCGACCGTACGCCTGACGCGCCAGGGTCTCTACCTCAGCATCGCCCTTCAGGAACTCTTCCTGCGCCGTCTTGTAGACCGCGTCGAGAGCCGCTTGCTGACCCTCTTGGAATTGCTCCGCAGCGATCTTCTCGCGCGTCTCATTGTAGCCCGCTTCCGCCGCAGCTTTGACCATCGCGTCGAGCGTGGGGTCATACGCCACACCAGGAGCAGCGGCATACTTTGACTGCGCATCTTGGAGAGCCGCCGTTTTCGCGAGCGCATCTGCTGACGCAAACGCTTCGAGCATGGCATCCGCCATCACCCGGCCGCATTGCGCCGCGTGAACGAGCTCAGCCTGCTTCTCCTGCTCGGCCAGCATCGATGCCATTTTCAGCAGCGAGTCCACCGCATCCGGAGAAGCGGAGGTGACCGGAGCAGCCGTCTTCTCGAGAGCAGCATCCAGAGCAGTTTTCGCAGCCTGGTCAGCCGTCTTCTGGCTCGCACTCGCGGTTTTCTCCTGCGGAGTGGAGTTGCGCATGTCCTGCAACATTGTGCTGAAATCCATGGTATTCGCGTCCTTTCTCTTACGGTTCGCCACCAATCATACGGTGGCTTTTTTCAACCAACAAGAACCATCCCAATAAGCTCCGCCACTTTGTTAAAGTCAACGCAGGGGAGAAGTACTGTGTCTGTCGGTTGTAACTGTAGCTCTGCAGAAATGTCCATCGACATCTTTTCTGAATTAGCGGCCCACTGCCGAAACTTTTCGTCTGTTCCTTTTGCCCAATCACCTACCGTAGCTCTAATGCGCTCACGGTTCATCCTGCCGTGTTGCGCTAGAGGTCTTACGATATTTTTTGCAAGGTATTGCGCGGCGGGCGTTTGCCCAAAGGCCCTCAATCCCAGCGTACCGCCTACTGCGGTAAGCAACGGATGATTTACCGCTACGGATTCCAGCGCATTCATCGCCCGCGTTGGTGCTGGGTCATAGGGATCTACTTCAGGTTCTCCGCGGTTAATACGACTATGGTAATCGTGCGCGGCTAAACCCATCAAACCAAGTGTTCCAAACAGCGGCAGAGCTAATGACGCAGAGCCAGTTTTTGTCGTTAACTCAGTCGTTATCGGAATAGGAATTCCCTGGTCCGTCATGTAATGCCGGCCCATAGTAGGCCACTGCGAAAGTCCTACTCCGGCTAAGGTAGCGCCTACCAGTGGTCGTAGATTTCCTAGACCTTTGGAGCGTAACCCTGAAGCCATCATCTTGTAGGCGCCACCTAAAAGCGCGCCGCCACCCACTACTTTGTAGAGATTACGCTTTGCGACGTCGTCATGCGACGCGATGGCTGCCCGTCGCGTAGTCGCGTACTGCTGCCCAGACACCGGGTCTGTTATCGTAAGCGGAGTTGTCTGGTCATATTCTTCGCGGTACTGCGAAGGAACAACTTTACGCTTGAGGTACTCCATAATGCCTGATCTTTTTTCAAGATACGGCATTATAACCTCAGCTACCTTTGCGTCGATGTGACTCGGAGCAATATCGAACACTCCACTCTGGTCAATCGAGTCCAACAACTGCGGCATGTCCTCGAACAAACGCATAACTGAACCACGAAGAGCCGTAATACGGTCGACCAAGTCATCCGGGATTTGCCCGATACCTGGGTGAGACTTGTAAATTACGATTTTGGTAACCTCAGGGGTGTTCATCAACATCCCTGAAGAGAGCGTGGTTGTCACGACGTTACGCAAAGGGTGTGTAGCGAGCTCTTGGAGTGTACTGTCGCTCATGGTGGGCATGCGCTGTCCCATACGCAGGGCTTCGTCACGCATCTTTGTAACGTTGCCGAGCTCCACCGGGTCAATACCCTCCGACTTAGCGTCCAGGGGGACACCCTGTATCACCTTGTCGATTACAGCTAGCTTATGCGCTGCGAGCTTCCGCTCCTGCATCTCTTCGAGATACTCGCCCGCCGCTGCTCCAGAAATAACGTACGGTTGTTCATACGCGACTTTCTTCATCATGTATGCCGTCGGGTCTGCAGGTCTAATCACCCAAGAGATGTCGAAGAACTTGGGACTCGGATTGAGTGCAGCAACCTTTACACCGTCGAAAACGTCGCGCATGTGAAAGCGCAGATGGTCACAATACTGTGCACGGGTTGGCGCACGGTTACCGCAGATAGTACAGTTGTGGCTGCAGATACCCTCAGCCAAGTAACTCTCATCATCCTCAACCGCTAGGTTGTGCACAACGTTGGTGGCGTCGGAGGAGCTCTCTATTTTTTTGACCGGTGTACACCAGTAGGAGCTCCAGAAGAAACTTTTTGGGCTTCCGTGCTGGGGTATTTTTTGAATCCAAGACGCTTTGGCTGAGTATGGCTTTAGCTTCTGCAAGTCGTGAGCTGTGACGAAAGCGTGGTAGCTAGGTATGCGCGTAGTCCCATCGAAGCTTACAGGGTGTCCTGCGTTTCCCGCAGTTACATGTAACCCTACTGACAAACCAAGGCGCTGTGTGTCGATGAGTAACGCGGGGTTAGTAGATAAAATTCTGCCTACACCCTTAGCCGCGTCCACAGAGCCATCAGTATCCAAATACCCACCAAGAACGCTTAGCTTCTCGTTGACGCTCCAGCTAAAAACGCTCTCGTGTATCTTCTTCTCCTTTGATTTAGACCCACCCAGCTCCAAAATAGTAGCCGCTAACTCAGGGCTGTTTACGTGAATAGCCGCTTCTGTTTTGTCGGGGTTATCGTATCTGTTCCAACCATTAGGAAGCGCGAGTTCGTCAAGAGCATCACAAAGGTGTTTAATACAGTCCTCTTGAGTCAAGTTCATACTGAACTGAACCCCACGAGGAAACTTAATCCTGGGTGTGCTGGTGTCGTACGCTGTTTCGTGCCTTTCACTCCAGATAACAGAACCGTTACCCAGGTAGAAACCAAATACCGTCGCTAAAGCAGTACCGACAGTGTCTTTAGGGTTGCAGGTATCTACCGGAATAAGAGCGTAGTCACCCACTCGAATGTCTTCAGCGGGAGTCCACTCAGGTGTTAATTCGACAGCACGATTACAACGAGGGCACGTAGGCTCCGCGTCTTTTTGGAACTTGTGGCGAAGACGTTCACCGTTCGCTGACCCCGTACAAGTTCGTACATCTTCCTTCTTCAGGATTAAGAAGGGATGTTTTCCTGTGGCCGTAATAGGGTGAGCTACGCCACTCGCTGTTACGGTGTAAAGGTCTTCGTCTGTCTCGTGAACATAGTGGGCTGTTACTCGCTTCAGTGCTCCGGTGTGTGTGCGTACTGTTTCGCCAATCTCGATGTC